TCTCGGCGGTGCCGTCCGCCGCGACCAAGATCGTCGCCTTTGGCCGGGATGCGTTCGGGGAGGTGCCGACGAGTCTGGATGTGTTTCCCTCAGGGTCGGAGGCAACCCTCCGGTTCATCATCTGGGGGAGCCCCCAGTTCTCGATCGCTGGCCTGCCTCCGGGTCTCGCCCTCAGTAGCTGGCACCACATCGTGGTCACCCACGATGGCGTGACGGGGAGGCTCTACCGGGATGGGGTGCTGGAGAACAGCACGCCTTCAACGCTCCCGCCCGACAGCACCTTCGGGAGCCCACTCACCTCCATCGGCGGCATGGTCAACGACCCCGTCAGCCAGTGGAAGGGTCGCCTGCAGGACGTCGCGGTCTACCCCACCGCCCTCAGCCCGACCCAGATCGCCGACCACTACACGATGCGCCGCGCCGTGGCAGCTCCCTCCGCGTCTACCCTCGCGACGTCCTACCAGTCGCGCATCCTCGCGGACGGGGCGATCGCCTACTGGCCGCTCGACGACGCCGCTGCCCCCGTGCGAGACCTGGCCGGCGCGCGGCCTGGGGTGGAGTTTACGGCCGGCGGGATGGCACCGCTCTACCAGCAGACCGGGGTGGGCGGGGCGGCGTCGGTGCAGCTCCAGGGCCGTGGGTTTGACATCCCGCCGCTCCCGACCTTGTTGCCCCAGTTCACCTACGAGGCGTGGATCAAGATCACGGGTACGACCACCAACAGTACGATCCTCTCCCGGCTAGGGGTCTGCCAGTGGTGGATTATTCCCCCGAATCCGACCGGCCGTCGCGTGCTGCAGGTGTTCCTGGGGACGTCCTACGGCCTCCAGACGCCCGCCGATAACCTGATCGTCCTCGGGACGTGGTATCACGTCGCGGTCACGCACGACGGGACGACCGGGCGGCTGTATATCAACGGCCTACCCGACACGGCGACGCTGGCGTTCCCCTTGCCGCCTGGCGACAGCGCCGCCTTCGCCTCGTCCCTCGGCTACAACCTCAACAGCGGTAATACGTTCCTGGGCGGGCTCCAGGATGTCGCCGTCTACCCGACCGCGCTGCCCGCGCAGACGATCGCGGACCACTACGCCGCACGGCTCGGGCCGTCCTTCCCCCTCGTCGGCGTCGCCGCGCCCTTCACGCTCGGCCCCTTCGACACCGGCCCGCTCAAGCTCTCGCACCTCTACGCCACCGGCGCGAGTGGCACCCTGACCATCCTCGGCGTGCCGTACTAGGGAGACTGACCGATGGGCACCGCACAAGCGTCCGACTACTTCGAGAACTTCCTGGTCGACCACCAGTTCCGCTCGCGGACCTACCCCAAGCCGACCGCGAACTGGATCGCGCTCTTCACCGCGGCGCCCTCCGACTCGGGTGGCGGCACCGAGGTCGTCGGCGGCAGCTACGCGCGGGTCAACCTGCCGCCCAGCGACACCAACTGGACGGCAACCCAGGGCGGCACCTCCGGCAACTCCTCGGGCAGCTCGGGCCTGACCACCAACGCGGTGGCGATTACCTACCCCGCGCCCACTGCGAACTGGGGCACGGTGACGCACTTCGGCATCTTCGACGCCCCGACCGGTGGCAACCTTGTCGTCTGGGATGCGCTGACCGCGGCCAAGACGATCAACTCCGGCGACGCCGCGCCCAGCTTCGCCGTCGGCGCGTTGCAGATCACCGTCCAGTGACGCTGCTCTCGAAGTGCTGTCGCGCGCCGCTCAAGAAGGTCGGCTGAAAGTACGTCTGCTCCCAGTGTGGGAAGCAGGTCGGCAGCTGTTGACCCGGAACCTATGGCCTTCGATGCGCACGTCAACTTCGCCTACGCGACGGTCGCCACCGCGCCCGCGCCCGCAGCCTCCGGCACCTCGCTGACCCTCTCGGCGGGCGCGGGCGCGGGGATGCCTGCCGTCCCCTTCAACGCCACGGTCTGGCCTGCGGGCACGCTCGCGCTCAGCTCGAACGCCGAGATCGTACGCGTCACCGCGCGCGCAGGCGACGTCCTCACCCTCACCCGCGCCCAGGAAGCGACCACCGCGCGCGCGATCGTCGTGGGCGACCAGTTCGCCGCGACCATCACCGCCAAGACGCTGTAGGATGTCGAGGGGCCGGTCGAGGACGCGCGGCTCTCCAGCAACGTGGCGCTGGAGAACATCACCAACATCTTCACGCAGCTGCAAGCGATTGCCATGGCCCGCGGCGACCTCCAGTTCCAGACGCCCGGGAACACCGCCAAGTCGCACCTGCAGGAGGCGCTCCCCAGCAACATCTGCCTGACGACCAATCTCTACTACGACGGCGCCAACTGGATGCGGGACGACGTCACCCGGGCAGCGACGCTCCTCACGATCTCGGATGGGGCCTTCGGCTTGTACCACGCCGCTGCGGGGGCCAACCCTGCGGTGCTAGTCCCGAGTCTCACCATTGACCAGGCGGCGCAAGCGGCCTTCACCGGGCATGTCCTCATCCTCAACGCCGCGCGCTTGCAGTTTGGCGGGGCGGACGCGACCCATGCCAGCCTGCGCGGGGGCCTGCAGGTGGTGCCCGGGTCTGGGGCACCGACAGTGGAGGTGGTCGCCGCCGATAACTCGGGCTGGGCGGGCGTGCGTGCGTTGTGCTTCATCTCCGTCGGGGTCAACAACAACCTGGCGGACCTGACCTGCGGCCCGACGAACTTCACCGCGGGTGTCAACATCTCCGCCGGGCATCTCAACGTCCTCGCTGGGGATCTCAAGGGGGTGGGCGCCTACCTCATGGAGGGGCCAGTCTACCCCGGTCGCATCGACGTCACCGGAGCGGCGCGGGCGCAGGGCTCCTGGTATCTGGCGAGCCACGCCTCCTGGGGCCTCTACACGAACACGGGCTTCTACGCCGTTGGTATCCTGTCTGGCAGTCAGCTCAACCTGGCCGGGGCCGCGGTCGCCGCCTCCGCAGGCGGCATCCAGTGCACCCACGTCGAAGCCGCGCCCTACCACGTCCGCGCAGGGACCGGGCTCTACGCCGGGACCGACGTCTACGTGGCCTTGGGCATCTACGAGCAGGGCCGCTCCCAGCACGCAGGCTGGTGGACCGAGTTCACCGCGACGTTCAACGCCGAGGTGGGCACGGCCACCAACGTCGCGAACTACCAGTGCCGCTACAGCATCGTCGGCAAGACCCTGCACATCAACTTCTACGTCTGGATCGACCTCACTGCCACGCCCGCCTGGATCGGCCTCACCTGGTCTGGCGTCCCCGCCGCGGCGGCGGGCTATGGCGGGAGTGTCTTTGCGTTCTCCGGTGCCGCCGTCGGTGTGGGGATCGCCGAGACGGGCGACGGTGCGGGCTACTGTTTGCTCTACCGGGACCCCAGCCATACGACGGGCTGGCCCGCCGGTCGCTACTACCTGCGGGGCACCCTGACCTTCCCCATTCAGTGAGCGCAAGGAGACCCGATGGCTGAAGAACTCATCCTGACCGACCCGATCGTCCCGGCCGCCCCGCCCCCCACGACGAAGTATCGGGTGTCCGCGTTCACCATGGACCTGGAGGCGCTCGCAGCGCCCGCAGCGGCTCCCCCGTCCCAGCCTGCCCCCGTCCCTGAGCCCGGCCTCGTCAGCATCAAGCTCAAAGACGACACCGGCAAGTACAGCTTCTACCAGTACACCGGCGCGGTCGCGGTCACCATGATCAAGCAGCTGAACACGGCGAACCTGACCACCAAGTCGATGCAGAAGCGCATCCTGGAGAAGCTCTCGGCGGACGGCCTGCTCCCCGGCACGGTGCAGGGCACGCCGGACCCGCCGTCGTCGGACATCCTCTAAGCGTACGGAGCCCCTCCGGCCATGTTCGGTGCCGCAGCCTTCGGGCAGCCCTACTTCGCGCAAGGCCCCGGGCAGCTGACCGGCGCCGACCTCGCCGCGACAGCGACGCTCCGCCTCTCGGTCTCCGCCGCCACGCTCACCGGGGCTGCCGCGGCGCTCACCGTCACGTCCGGCGTGAGTGTGGCGGCGATCGCGGCGCTGACCAAGCCCAGCTCCGCCCTGTTCGCCTCGGCCACCCTCTCCATCAGCGTCGCGCCGCCCGATCTCACCAAGCCTGCCGCCGCGCTCGACGCCAGCGCCACGCTCATCGTCTCGGTCGCCTCCGCCACCCTGACGAAACCCGCGGCCCAGTTCGACGCCAGCGCGACGATCACGCTCGGCACCAGCGCCGATCTCACCAAGCCCGCAGCCCAGCTCGCCACCGCGGCGACGGTCACCTTCGGCACCAGCGCGGGCTTCACCAAGGCCCCCGCCGCGCTCGCCAGCGTCTCGACCCTGCGCGTCTCGGTCACCGGCGCCACCCTCACCGCCGCCAGCGCACAGCTGACCGCGGCCGCGACCCTGCGCCTCTCCGCTGCGGTCACACTCACCAGCGCCCGCGCCGCGCTCGCGGCCACGGCCACGATCACCATCGGTGTCGCCGCCGCGACGCTCACCCTCCCGCCCAGCGCGCACGATCGGGTCTGCGCCCAGCCGCTCCCGATCGCCGTGGTGCTGACGCCCAGGCGCAGGCGTCCGCGTCCACTCCCCCTACCACCCTCGCCGACCCCGCCGCCGCAGCTGCGCTCGCCCGCGCGAGCGCCGGTGGTGCGGGTGTGCGCGCCTTCTGCTACCGCGCCGACCGTGCATCCCGCGATCCTGCCCGCCGACAAGGCGTGTGGGGTTGCGCTCCCGTTCGACGCGGACGTCCCGATCGCCCCCAGTTCCCGTTCCCGCTCATCCCGGAGGTAGCGCGCATGGCCCTGCTCTTCTTCGACGGCTTCGACCACTACGGGGTAAGCGGCGATCCGCTCCCCCTCGGTAAGTGGGGATCGACGGCGACCTCCGACGGCAGCGTGCAGAGTACCTTCGCGCGCACGGGCGGCTTCTCCTATCGCGCCGCGACGCTCATCACGACCTCGATCATCACGAAACCCTTCGTCACCAGCGGCGGGGCCATCGTCGGCGTGGCGTGGTACAACCCGCTGGCCTTTGCGGTGGGCGATCTCCTGCAGGTGCTCGAAGGGGCGATCGTGCATGTGGCCCTCGGCGTGACCGCGGGTGGCCTCCTCACCGTCAAGCGTGGCAGCACCGTCCTGGCGACTGGCACCACCCCGCTCGTCTTGAACGGCTGGAACTACCTCGAACTCTCCGCCACGATTCACGACACGGCGGGCGCCTACGCGGTGCGGATCAACGGCGCTCCCGAGGCGGCGCTGACGGTCACCGGCGTCGACACGCGCAACGGCGGCACCGGGGTCTGGGACCGCATCAACCTCGGCAACGGGGCCAATGGGCAAACCTACTTCGACGACTTCTACGTCTGTGACACCAGCGGGGCGGCCCCGCGCAATACCTTCCTCGGCCCGGTGAAGATCGAGACGCTCCTGCCGCAGACGGACGCAGTGGCGGCGGGCAGCAACGCCGGGCTCACCCCCTCGACCGGCACCGACCACGGCGCGTTGGTCGACGAGCCCGCGCCGAACACGAGCGACTACAACTCCTCACCGACGGTCGGGCTCAAGGACACCTACAACTACCCGCCGCTCGCGCTGAGTGGCCCGATCCTCGGCATCCAGACGAACCTCTACGTCTCGAAGTCCGACGCCGTCGTGCGTCAGGTCTGCGCGGTAGTGCGCGCGGGCGGCACCGATTACGACGGCGCCAACGTCTCGCCCTCGACGACCTTCGGCTACTTCTCGGAAGTGCGCGCGCAGAACCCGAACACCGGCGTCGACTGGACGGCGGCGGACATCGCGGCGCTCCAGGCGGGGATGAAGGTTACCGCCTAAGCGATGTCGAATCGCCTGTCGCAGCTGCCGGTCGAGGTGCTCGTCCTCTCGGACGTGCCGGTCCCTGCGCGCCTGTCGCAGCTGCCGGTCGAAGTCCTGCTCGGCCCACCGATCCCCGCGGCGCTCGCAGCGACTGCGTCGATCAGTCTCTCGACCGCCGTCTCCTTCGCCCTCCCCGGCGCCTCGTTCGTGGGTGTGGCGGGGCTCACGCTCTCGGCGACCGCGGACCTGACCGTGCCCGTCCCGCCGCTCGCGGTGACGCAGCTCGCCGCCGAACTCCTCGACCTGCAGCCCAACGCGCTCACCGTCACGCAGCTCATCGTCGAGACGCTCAACCCGCTGCTGCGCTCGCCCATCGCCGCCACTCAGGTCCTGACCGAGCACCTCGACGCCAACCCGAACGAGGCGCGCGTCGAAGCGCTCTGCTGCGAGCTGCTCGTGATCGGCGCGCCCGACGAGTGCCTGGCGTCCAGCGAGACGCTGCCGATTGACCCGGAGTAACAGGAGAAGCATATGGCTTTGCGCTACATCGACAGCATGGGTGATCACTACGCGGCGGCCCAAGCGGACCTGAAGTGGACGGAGGCTTACCTGCAGTCGCGTGTGGGGGGCTTGCACGGCTATGCGCTGACCGGCGCGTTCACGAAGGGAGTGGTCTTCGGCAGCCCGACGACGATCTTCGAGTTCTACCTCTACATCGACTACTTCAGCGATCGGCTGCTGACGACCTACGACAGCAACAGGAACGAGCAGATCCGCTGTGGCCCGCTGAATGATGGCTCGATCGTGGTGAACCGCTTCAGTACCTCCGCCGCTTGGCCCAACGACATGGTGGGACAGACACCCCCCGACACCCTGCGGGCGCTGACCTGGTACCACGTTGGGATCAAGATCCTCCACCACGTCTCCGCGGGCTCGGTGGAGATCCGCATCAACGGGGGGACGGTCCTCAACGTCACGGGCATCGCGACGGTGTCGCAGATCACGCCGAGCTACTGGAGCGGCACCGTCAGGTCGTTCAAGCTCGGGAACACCGCGGGCTATAACCGCTTCGACGACTTGGTGGTCATGGACGACGTCGCCGACGGCATCGACGACTCGCGCCTGCCGGGCGGCGGCGGCTTCACCAAGTTCATCGGCCCGGTCGAAGTGCGCGTCAAGCGCCCGTCCGGCCCCGGCCTCTCTGCCGCCTGGACGTCCGGCCCAGGCGCGGCGCCCACCCCCGGCGTGCCCAACTGGCAGAACGTCGACGACGTCGACCCCGACACCGATACCACCGTCAACACCGCTGCGCCCACCGCCGTCGGCGCCTCGGATCTCTTCGCGATGGAGGACCTGCTCCCCGGCGAGGACGTGCTCGCGGTGCAGTCGCTCGTCCTGGCGCGCAAGACCGACGAGGGCACCGCCGCGCTCGCCAAGCTCTCGAACGACGGGGTGACCACGCGCGCGGGTGTCACCGTCTACCAGCCCTCGACCTACAGCTACATGCACGCGCCAGAGCCGACCGCGCCCGACGGATCGCTCTGGACGGCGGCGAAGTGGAACGCGATGCAGTACGGCTACCGGCGGATCATCTAATGCCCGCGCCACCCACCGTCCCCGCGCCGCCGTCTTTGCGCGATACCATCGTGGCGATCATCCGCCGCATCGAACAGGAGCAACCGCGGTTGCATTGGCGGAAGGTGAAAGACCTCGCTGTCAAAGAGGCGCGGGAGGCCCATGCCAGTTCCACCTAATACCTCCCCGGCGACGGCGACGGTGTTGACACCGACGGTGCCTGTGACGATCGTCAAGGCCGATGTGCAGCTCGCGCCGAACGGGACGGGGTTCACGACGAACTGCCAGCCGAGCAACCCGCAGCGGAACGCGCTCTGGTTCCGCTACACGTTGCCTGCCGGGGTCCAGTACATCTCGTTTGGCGTCACCGGCATCAACTACTCTGCCAGCTACAGTCCGTACGTCAGCGTGTGGAAAGAGACCACGCCGGGCGTGTACACGCAGTTTCACGAGCGTTTTGGCGCGAACAACTATTGCTACGACCTCGTCGCACCCCCCGGCTATACCAACTCCTTCTTGATTCTGGGTGCGCCCGGCACGACCTACCTGTTTCAGGTGCAGCAGGGCAACACAGGGGCGATTGACTACGACCTGACGGTGCTCGTCACCCATGCGCCGACGGGGGGCGGTGTGGCGGGCGATCTCTTGATCCCCGATGATCTCAATCCCTACCCGGTCGCCATCCTGCGGTCGGCGTCGGGCGCCCTGAGCGGCTATCTCGCGTACGACAAAAACTGGTGGGGCGAGGAGTTCAGCGTCATTCAACAGGGCGGCTGGGTCTGCAATCGCCAAGCGACCAGCGGGGCCACCTACGGCGCGTGCTGCTTCGGCCCGCCGCCGACGTTCGACCTCTTATCGACCACGGATCTCCGCCCGTGGGGGACGTCGTTCCAGGGCTTCTGTAGTGACCAGGTCAATAAGCACTACGTGGCTCAGTCGGGGGGCGGGCTCCAGTACTTGCATCGCTTCGATGCGGCGACGGGGGTGAAAGAGCAGACCTGGACGTTACCCGCGCGCATGAGCATCTTCCTGGGCGTCCACACAGCCTCGGGCACGGTGTACTACACCGACTACGACAACTACAGCACCGTGCATCGGTACAACCTGACGACGAGTAGCTCCCTCGCCGACTTCCTGCCCGACAGTGGCTTCTATCGCTCGGAGGGCTTCGTGTTGCCCGACGGCACGATCGGGATCGCGACGGAGGACAGCGAGACGTGGTGGGACGTGTATGACCCGACTGGGACGCTCCTGCAGCATGCGACGCGGGAGTACCATCGCTTCTCGCTCGACAACGCGCTGACCGGGATCTGGTTCTGGGAGCAGCACCAGCAGTCCTTCAGTCATGCCCGGATCGCGACGCTGGACGTCAACGACGCCACCGTGACCTCGCCGGACCCGGTGATTAGCTTCTCTGGGGGACCGACCGGGCCGTCGTACAACGACCGGATCTGGGGCTATAGCGATTCCTGTCCCGTCCTCGTCTACCCCCTCCTCGGCCCGCCCGAGCCTCCCGACGGTGACATCTCCCAGGTGTGTGCCACGCCGCTGCCGATCGACCTCGACTCAGGGGGACTTGCCCTCCACCGCCTCCAGCTAGAGACTGAGCGCAGGCGATGCCTTACACCGTAACCACCCTCGCCGACCTGCAGACGCTCATGGCCCAGCGCTGGGACCAGGTCGTGTTCTGGACCGCCGAGGAAGCGCGCCTCGCGCTCAACGAGGCCCTGCGCGAGTGGAACCTCCTCACCGGCCGCTGGCGCACGCGCGTCACCCTCAACGCCCTGGCCGCCAACCCGGAGATCGCGCTGCCCGGCTCGATGACCTACGGGATGCGCGTCACCACCGCCACCGGCCTGCCGCTGACGCCGACCTCGCTCACCGAACTCGATCTCGGCCTCCCGTCGTGGCGGTTCGCGACGACCGGCACCGGCGGCGGCGCCTCGCCGAACCCGATCGTCTGGGCACCGGTCTCCCTGACCCGCATCGCCATCTGGCCCGCGTACGCCGCGCCCTCGACACTCCTGTGCGACGGCGTCCTGCGCACGCCCGTCCTCGTCACCGCCGCCGACCACGTCGACCTCGGCGAGGAGATCATCGACGTCATCGCTGACATGGCCCTGCACGTCGCCAGCTTCAAGGAAGCCGGTGCCCGCTGGCGCGCGACCCGCCCCTACTTCGAGACGTTCCTCCAGGCCGCCGCCGACGAGAACTCGCTGCTCAAGACCAACCAGCGCTACCGGCGCTTCGCCGGCCTGGACCGCCGTCGCGACCTCACGCCCTCGACCGGCGACGCCTCGCAGATGCAGGGCGTGGCGACGCAGTTCTCGCGGCACGACAAACAGGAGACGGGCAATGCGTGAGCGCTGGCGTCGGTTCCTCACTAACGGCACGCCCTGGCTGTTCTTCGCGGTGCTGGTCTATCTCGCGTCATGGTGCTCCAGGTGAACGACCGCGACCTGCTCTCGGAGCTGCAGCTCACACTCATCGAGCCGCCCGACGGTGGGGACACCTGGCCCTCGCTGATCTGGACCCGCCCCGAGGTGCTCGACGCCGTCAACGCAGGCGTGCGCGCGCTCGCCCGCGATGTCCATCTCGATGTCGCGCGCGTCGAGCTACCCGTGGCCGCGGGGGCGTTGAGCATCCCGCTGCCCGCTGACTGGCTGGCGACCGCCTCGCTCGTCTGGCGTTCCACGGGGAACATTCGCACGCCGCTCGGCCCGGTCGACAGCTTCGAGGGCGACCTCGCCGTCCCCGGCTGGGAGACTACCCCCGGCCTGCCGCTCGGCTACGCGGACCTCGACCAGTCGACCCTCACCCTGCGCCTCGTCCCGACCCCCGCGGCCGCAGGCACGCTCGAACTGCTCTACATCCGCGTGCCGCCCGAGGTCCTCGCGACCGCTCCCGGCACCGCGCTCCCGGTCGCCGAAGAGTTCACCTCCGCGGTCAAGTACTCAGCCCTCGGCACGCTGCTGCGCAAGGTCGGGCGCCTGCTCGACCCGGAGCGCGCCGACTACTGTGACCGGCGCTACCAGCTGACCGAGACCGTGGCCGCCATCATCCTGGAAGGGTGGAGCTAGAATGGCTCATCGACCGAGTGCCCCGTCGTGGCAGCTCGCTGGGAACCGGCTTGGTCCCGCCAGGCTGAGGTGGGCGCACGCGACACTCGGTCGATCGGCTACGGGCTGGAGGATCGCCTGATGGCCGAACAGATCAGCCGCCGCGCCAACAACGTCACCAAGGCCACCTTCGACGAGCCGTTCGAGACGCACACCGTGCGCCTGGGCGTGGGCTCGCTCAACCTCAAAGATTCGCTCGACGTGATGGAGGGCTGGTCGCGCCTGACCAACGTCTGGCACGAGAGCGAGGGCGAGGCGACCACCCGCCCGGGCGAGGCGCCGCTCGCCACCCACGGCGGCGGCCCGGTGCATTCGATCCGCAAGCTGCGTGACCCGCGCACCCCGGCCAACACCACCCGCTTCTGGGGCGTCGGCTCCTCGGTGCATCGCGGCTGGACCGGCGCCACCAGCTCGGTCGACAGCGGCTACTCCGGCCACCCGCTCACCCTGCTGCCGCACCGCCCGCCGCTCTCGGGCGAGCCCTGGATGTTCGTCGCCGACACTGCGCGGATGCGGAAGATCCGCGCCGACGGCCTGGCGCTGCCGATCGGCCTGCCCGCGCCTGCTACTCCCACGACCGCGCTCGCCAACGAGTACTCCCGCGCCCTGGTCATGTGCGAGACCGGCGACGGCACCGAAGCCGCCAACTGGACGCCCGCGCCAGGCGTCGACCAGAACGGCCACACCACCGACACGCCGCTCGCCGCGGTCGACACCGAAGGCCCGGTCGCAGGCCAGGGCATCTACCTGGTGACCGCGCCCGGCAGCGCCGTCGACTCCGGCTACGACAGCTGGTGGGGCATCGCCGTGACGCGCGACCTCACGCAGCTCGACCCGGTCGGCGCGCTCGTCGACCCGTCGCTCCCCGCCTCGGTGCCCGCGAGCGACGACGACATCTTCCACTGCTGGATGAAGACCTCGCACCCGCACCTGATGGCGGAGATCCGCATCTACGCGGTCTGCTCTGCCGACTTCGACCCGCTTGTCCTGCCCGGCACGCCGCCGCCCGATGGCTCGGTCGAGGACGCCCCGTACGCCAACTCCGACGCCTACGTGAAAGCCTTCCGCCCGAACGACTACGTGCAGTTCGTCCAGGCCACCTTCGCCCAGGTCCAGGCCGCGGAGCAGGCGCGCATCTACGCGCTGCGTGACAAAGACTCGCAGACCCGCGCCTTCGACGACGACCGCGACACCTGGGCCAATCGCAAGGCGCAGACCGACCCCGCTCGCGCGCGCAGCTTCCAGCTCGGGCTCGGCCAGCAGCAGTGGTTCGGCTACGGCCAGCTGGGCTCGCCGCTGCGCCGCGGTGACTTCCAGCGCATCGGCTCGACCCCCGGCCGCGACTGGTCGACCATCACCGGTGTCATCATCTACGTCCGCACGCTGCCCGAGGGCACCGGTCCGATCGCCATCGGCTTCGACGACGCCTACATCATGGGCGGCTTCGGTCCCGACACCGTCGAGCCCGGCGTGCAGCAGTACGACTACCGCACTACGCACTACGACCCGCGCACCGGCGCCGAGTCAAACGGGTCGGACGAGCAGGAGACGACCGCCTACCTCGACACGCTGCGCCGCGCCATCGCGGTCACGCCGGTCGCCTACGGCTCCGCGGCGATCCGCCAACGCGTCTACCGGCGCGGCGGCACGCTCATCGACGACTGGTACTTCGTGGGCGAGAATACCGCTGACGGTGGCGTGCTGGTCGACACCCTCGCCGATGACGCCATCGCGCTCGCGGGCGCCCTGCCCACCGACCACTACGAGGCGGTACCGACCGAGGACGAAGACGGCAACGTGGTCCTGGCGCAGCCGCTCCCGGCGCTGTTCGGCCCGCTCGAAGGGATGCTGTTCGCGTGCGGCGATCCCTATCGCCCCGGCTTCCTGTACTTCTCCGTCCCCGACGAACCCGATCACTGGTCGGCGTTCGGCAACGTCGAGGTCTGCCCGCCCAGCGAGGAGCTGATGCACGGCGGCCTCATCAGCTCGCAGGCGTTCGTGTTCTCCCGCGCGCGCCTCTACTTCATCTACCCGAACCTGGGCAAAGCCGCAGGCGTCACGGTCGCGCCGACCGGGTGCACGCGCGGCCTGGCGCTCGGGCGTCACGCCTTCTGCGCCGGGCCGATGGGCGGGATCTTCTTCGTCGCCGAGGACGGCCTGTTCGCGACCAATGGCGGGCCGGAGGACTGGCTCAGCGAAGCGATCAACCCGCTCTTCTACGGCACCGCAGTCAACGGCTACCAACCGATCGACAAATCAGCGGGCGACGCGCTGCGCCTCACTGTCTGGGAGAACTGCCTCTACTTCCAGTACCAGGACACCTCGGGTAACCGGCAGGTCCTCGTCTACTCGCTCCTGCAGAAGTTCTGGCGCCACTACGCCTTCGGCCGCGCGCCCGCCACGCTCCAGGGCCTGGACGAGGACATCCTCGTCATCGGCGGTGCTACCACCGGCGCCAGCTACCTCCACGACGGCTTCTCCGACGACGGCCAGGCAATCGCCTGCGTCGCCCGCCCGGGCAGCTTCTCCGCCGGCCGCCGTGAGGAGAAACTCTTCGGCGACATCTACCTCGACGCCGACCCGGGCGCGACTGAACTCTCACTGCAGGTCTTCCTCAACGAGGAGACGCACGCCAACAGCATCATCCCGGTCACGACCGGCGTCAGCGGGCGCCAGCGCTTCCTCATCCACGCCTTCGGTGAGTCGCCCCAGAAGGCGCACTCGATCACCGCGGAGCTGCGCTGGTCGTCCTCCGGCCCGCCGCCCACGCTCTATCAGTTCGGCTACGCGATTACCCTCCAGCCTGATCTCACCAACACGCGGGTGACCAACTGGGACGACCTCAACTCGCCCGACGAGGTCTGGCTCTCGGGGGTGACTTTCGACTGCGACACCGGCGGCGCGGTCAAGGACGTGTTCATCGAGCGCGACTTCAACGGCGTCCGCGAGACCGTCGCCACGTTGCAGGTGCTCGCGACCGGGCGCCACAAGCTCAAGTTCTCCTGGCCGTCGGTCCCCGCGCACATGGTCCGCACGCGCCCCGACGCCGTCGGCTGCGCGCCCTGGCTGCTCTACCGTGCCGACTGGATCTACATCCAGGAGCCGCCGCGCATCAGCAAGTGGGACATCCACTTCGAGAACAAGTGGGACCAGTACTACACGGGCCTCGATCTCTACTGCGACACCAGCGGCGCCGAGAAGCGCATCGAGGTGTGGGTCGACGAGCAGCGCGTGCCTAACACCCTCGCCGGGCTGCCCTACTTCCCCATCGTGGCGAACGGTCGCCGCGTCGTGCACCTCACGCTGCCCTGGGGACGCGGCCACGTCTTCCGCTTCTTCGCCATCGACGACAACCCAGGCTTGCTGTACACGCACCGCTGGCACCTGCAGGAGGAACCCTCCGAGCAGGCGAACTGGAACCAGAACTTCAGCATCCTGGGCACCCGCGCCGACAAGTGGCTCAAGGCGATCATCTTCGAGTGCGACACCTTCGGGCAGACCAAGACCGTCGGCGTCGAGGTCGACGGCGTGACGGTCGAGACACTTTCGGTTAGTGCGAACGGGCGCCGGGTGGTCCAGATCGCACTAACCGATCAGCACCTCGGTCGCGTCTGGCGCATGTTCCCGGTCGACGCCAACCCCGGGCGGCTGTACTCGGCCGAGCCGATCTTCGACGAGGAGCCGTTCTGCTTCGACCGCTGGGAGACGCAGGAGACCAACCACGGCCTCCCCGGGTGGTTCTACCCGCTCTACGCCCACATCACCCTGAAGTCCACCGCCGACGTCACCCTGCGTACCGTGATGCAGCACAACCAGGTCGGCGGCACGACCACGCACGACTACGTCATCCCCGCGACCGGGGGCGTGAAGCAGCGGCGCTTTCTCCCTGGGTTCGTCGCCGGCAAGGGCGTGCTGATCAAGTACATCCTCACCAGCCCGACGCCCTTCTGGCTCTATCGCGACGAGACCTCGGTGATGATCCAGCCCTGGGGCGCCTACCAGTCGATCGAGGTGAAGCCCTTCGGCAACGACGATCAGGACCCGTCGCGCCCGATGACCCACGCCATCCTCGCCGCGCACGCCAGTAGCGGCGCGGTGGCACCAGGGCAAGCCGGATGAGCGTCGAGCTGACCGCCCCGCCCACGCTCAAGCGGCAGTACCCGCACCTGGAAGGCATCAGCGACTGGCGTGCAGCGCAGTCGCTCCGCCTGCTGTGGGACCGCTACTACGACCTCGAAGCGCGCCTGCAGGGCATCGAGGCGACGGCGGGGGATCTTGTCAGCGCGTCGAACACGGCCGAGGATCAACTCGTTCGGGTCGACCACAAGGCCGACGAGGCGCTCGCCCTCTTCCAGGGCAGCGAGGCGGAGAAGCAGCGGCTCGGCGAAGAGTCCGGTGTGCTCCCCGGCGGCGGCGACGGTGGGCAGGGAGCGGCGGGCTGCGGGGCGGCGCCCTCAACCGGGCATCTCCCAGGGCCGGTTGACCAGACGGCGTATGAAGCGGGGCGCACCGTCTGCGGCACGGCGAACGAGTACCACGATGATCTGTTCCTCCCGGTCGCCGACGCCGACACCCGCACGGCCCACGCCCTGGAGTTCGTGTTGCGGGCGATCTGGCACTTGCAGCAGGAGGGGTTCACGGCCGGGCGGCAGCGCAATCCGTCGGGGCTGCTCAGCAACGACAAGCTCGCGGTCGTGGTCGACGGGGTGACGCGGGCGTACGACATCGTGGGCATGAACCCACCCGCGGAGGAGATGTCCAGTCACATGGTCGAAGTCGGCTCGCCGAACCTGGTCGCCGACCCCGGCCTGGCCGACGGCACCCCGATGCCCTTACAGCAGCCGGCCAAGCCGCCGGGCAGGAGACTGCGATAATCATGGGCAACACGCTCTACATCGATCCGAACGACCCCTTCCAGCAGCGGATCGCTGGCTTGAAGCCCGCCTCGGGCACGCCCACGATCGACAAGACCGTGTATGGGGCGATCCCCGACGCGCTGAAGCAGCACCGCAGCGACTTCCAGACCGGGGCCAACGGGCTGGCGATGCACGCGGACCCCGGTGGCACGGCCCGCTACTTCCCCAAGGAGTACTTCGACCAGGCGGGCACCTACGTCGGCCCGAACCCCAACGCGCCGGACTGGAACGCGCAGGGCTCCTACTTCAAGGACCCGCTCAAGTGGAACTACAGCTCAGGGAAGTTCGAGCGTCCGACCAACTGGCAGCACGTCATCGGCACCGGGATGATGGCCGCCGGGGGCGTCGCGGGGCTGGCCGGTGGGGTCGGCGGGCTCAGTGGCCTCGCCACCAAGACCGCCGTGCAAGGCGCCTTCAACACCGGCCTGCAGAGCGCGACGTCGGGCAGCTTCGACCCGAAGAGCGCCGCCCTGAACTTCATCCCCGGGGTGAGCGCCGGGCCTGCGGGCAGCCTCAAGAACACCCTCGCGCAGGCTGGCGTGGGTGCGGCCCGCGGCGCGCTGACCGGCGGCGTCAAGGGTGCCCTCACCGGCGCGGCCAGCGGGGCGGCGGGCGCACAGGCGGGTCGCATCGCCCCGGCCATCACCGAGAATCCGCTCGCGCGCAAGGCCATCAACCTTGGCGTCAACACGGGGATGAACACGGCACGCACCGGACAGTTCAGCCCGATCGGCACGGCCCTCAACGCCGCCCAGACGTTCACCGCGCCTAGCCCGTCGCGCAACCCGATCTGGGACCGGGTCAACAAGGGCGTGGGGATCTACAAGCAGTATCTCGGCTGAGGAGCAGACCATGGCAGCAGTACCAGCGATGAGTAGCTTGGTCAGCGGCGACGACCCCACCGCGACCCAGCCCACCGGCTTCTGGGAGAAGTATGGCCCGCCCATCACCCAGGCCGGGGGCGCCGTCGTCGGCGGCATGGTCGCCAAGAAGGCCCAGCAGGGCGCGCTCGAACGCTCGCCTGAAGAAGCCGCCTCGCTCGCGGGTGCGATGGGCGCGGCCAAAGGCATGGGCCAGGCGGGCACCTCGCTCCTGAACGAGTCGCGCCCCTACATGGCGCAGCCCGCCAGCTACTACCAGACGCTGCTACGCGGCAGCCGTGGCGCGATGGCGAACGCAGTCGCTGGCTCGCGTGGCGTGCTCAATGACACCTATCGTGGTCAGTCCCAGCAGCTCCAGCAAGCGGGCGTGCGCGGGGCCGCGCGCCAGCAGCTGCAGGGCGACATCAACCGCAACCGCGCCAGCCAGGTCGCGAAGCTCACCACCGGCGTGCAGCCCTATGCCGCCGACGAGCTGGCGAAGCTGGGTACGACGATGGCCCAGACCGCCACGCCGCTGGCGGGCAACGCCGGGAACATCTACGCGAGACTCCTGGATTCGGGCGCCAACAACCGCGCCGCCGCCATCCTCGAAGGCGAGAAGACCGGCAAGCCGATCGGGCAGCTCATCGCCGACCTGGGCAAGGTGGCGTTCACGCCGAAGAAGCCTGGCGCGGGCAACCCCGCCAACCCTGGCAACGTCGACTACGGGTCCTCGACCACCGTGCGGCAGCCGGGCTACGAGTATGGCAGCCCCGCCGACGACTACCGGGTCGGGGCGGCGCCCCCCATGCCGCCGGTGGCAGGCGACTACGACCCGAACGACTACGGCCGGCCCTACGACCCGAACGCCACCTACGGTTACGACTAGGAGCACATCACCATGGGCTGGCTCTCCGGCATCCTCAGCGGCTACGCCGATCGGCAGCACGAGATCACCAAGGAGGCGGCGGACGCCGATCTCGACAACCAGAAGCGCGAGGCCCTCGTCTACCAGACGCTGCTCAACTCCGAGGACCCGGAGCAGCAGCACATGGGCGCCACCGGCATCCTGCAGATGGGTCAGGGTCGCAAGCGCAAGGGCGGGTTCGCCGGCTGGATGGGCGAGATGCAGTCGAGCCCGATCTACCCGGTCGTGCAGAAGTACATGACGACGCCGCAGACCAAGGAGGTCGTCACCCCCGGGCTGTCCGCCAACCGCCTGCCGCAACAGACCCCGGTGGCCGGGCAGACGCAGCTGCCGGATGTCCAGCCCTCCGGACTGGTGCAGAGCGCGAACAGCCCGACCGAGGGTGACGCGATGGCGCAGCCGCAGCCGGTGCCACCGTCGACGCCACCCGCCCCACCGCCGACCGTCGCGGCAGCACCGCCCGCACCGCCTCCGCCCCTGGCGCCGCCCAACCGCCGCGCCAACATGGTGCCGACGATGCCTGCGTCACGGGCGGCGCCACCGCCTCCCCCGCCGGCTGCGAGTGCCGCGCCCCCATCCTCCTCCGCCACCGGCGGGCCACCGCCCCCGCCGCCTGCGGGGCCGGACGAGGAGGTCCCTGACCAAGGGCCGATGATCTACGAGCCGTCGCCACTCGTCCCGCTGGACCGCCCGCCGACCAGCGCCTCTGGCCAGCCCGCCTCGGCGCTGACCGAGCACGTCCCGGGTCCCGAGGTCGGGCGCACCGACGTCAGCACCTACATGCCCCGCTTCGCCAACGCCGAGGACCAGGCGACCACCGCGGCCCGCGCCAAGTCGCTCGGCGACTTCCGCGGCGACCTCGCCGGCTACACCGAGATGTTCCGCGCGGCGGGCGACCCGAACCCCGAGAAGTCGGCGGCCGATGCGATTCTCCAGGAGCACATGCGGGCGCGTGGCATCGGGGGGCAGGTGCGCTCCATCTCGGGGCAGACGCTCGGCCCCGATGGGGCGATGGTACAGGCGTTCCGGGTGTTCGACCCCACGCAGCAGGCGTACATCGATCCGGTGACGCGCAAACCCGATCCGAACTTCAAGCCGCTGAGCGCCATCGGTATGGGGCCGTACTACGAGCAGGCGGCGACCGCCAGCGGCTACAGCCGCGGCAGCATGGTCCCCGACTGGGACTTCGCACGCGTCCAGGCGCTGGCGAACGAGCTGCAGCAGAAGGCGGCCTACGCAACCGGGACCGGGACCGGGCTCGCCGCCGCCGAGAAACCCATCACCAAGGAGCAGCGCGCCGAAGAGACCTTCAAGTATCAAGGCCGCTGGAATCAGCTCAACGCCCCGGTGCGCGGCATGGAGCAGTACCTGCGCGTGATGAGCGCCGCCTACCAGCGCTACAAGGCGGGCGACAAGACGGCGTGGGAGCCCTTCCGCACCGCCGCCGTCCACGTCAGCGAGCCCAACTCGGTCGTCATGCCGTCGGAGTTCCTGCGAGCGGGCGACATCGGTTCGCTGGTGCAGCGCATCGAAGGGTTCGTCAGCCGCACCGTCGAGGGCGGTGCGCCACTGCCCGACGCCCAGATCGAAGAGATGATGCGCACGGCCATCGCCGTCTACCAGCAGATGCAGACCTACAACGCGGGCAACCGGTCGGCGATCGAGGCGGCGATCAAGCCGCTCGGCATTCCGCCCGAGCAGGTCTTCGGTGCCCAGATGCCGATCGACGCGATCACCGCGCCGGTCGCTGCGCCCACGGCCCCGCCGCGCGCCGCCACCCCGGGCGCCCCACCCGCTGCGGCTCCTGCCATCCCCGGCGCAACCGGCACGGTCTGGGACCCAGCGACCGGCAAGTTCCGCGTGCCGTGAGGAACGGGTATGCCTGACTTCGATCCGAAGGAGTACATCCGCCAGCAGGCGCGCGCAGCCGGGCTCCCCGAGCAGCTCGCACTCGGTGTCGTGGATGCGGAGTCGAGCTTCGACGCCAACGCGATCGGGCAAGAGTTCGAGCTGAGTCCCGGGGGACCGAAGACCCGCGCGTATGGTCTGTTCCAGATGACCCCCGAGACCGCGGCGCAGTACAAGGGCGACGTCCACAACCCCGTGGACAACGTCCGCATGGGCATCACCCACCTGAAGAAGCTGTTCGACCAGTACCAGGGCAACCCCGACCAGATCCTCAAGGAGTACGGCGGCGTCCGCGCCAATCCCACCTACATCCCGAACGTGATGCAGCGCGTGTTGCGCTACCAGAACGAGGCGGGTGCGGGGCAACCGCCACCGACGACTGCCACCGCCCCGGCCACCGCCCCCGGCACGACGCCTGCCACAGCGCCCGCCGCCGGTGGCCCGCCGGTTCCGCCCAGCATCCTCGGCCAGCTGGCCAAGCGCTTCAACCTGCCGACCATCACGTATCCCTGGTCGCGGGAAGCCTCGGACCCAGCCAACCTCCCGCCGGACGTCGCCAAGCAATGGGCGGAGCTGCATCAGCACGACGACAGCGGCTCCGTTGGCGACATCGTCAAGCACTCCCAGGTGATCAACGCGCCCAAGGTCATCGCCCACGCCTACGACCCGCGCGAGCGCCAAGGTCGCCGCAACATCGCCGGCACCACCGCCGCCATCGCGACGGCCCCCCTGATCGCTGCCGCCGCTCCGGAAGTCCTCGCCGGCAGCGCGATCGCGTCGTGGCTCTATGGCGTCGGCGGCAGCGCGGCCGCCTCAGCGCTCGGCGGCGTCGGCGAGGAATCCGCCGAGCAGATCGTCGAAGGGTTGCGCGGCCAGCGCACCACCCCCGACCTCGGCGAAGTCGCCAGCGCTGGTGGCCAGCAGTTTGTGCAGGATGCCCTCGGCCACACCGTGCTCGCCCCAGTGCGCTTCGGCCTGCGCGCCGTCGCCGGTCCCGCCTTCGCGGACACCGTCGGCACCGCCCTGCAGAAGGAGCGGGAGGGCCTGGGCCAGGTCGCACAGTCCTCGATCGACAGCCTCAGCCAGACCGCGCGCGACCTGCGCTTCAAGTTCGCCGGCGACAAGGCGGCGCGCACCGTCGCGACGGAATCTGCTGTCGCCGCTGCACGCCGCCGCGCGACCGAGGCAGTCACCGCCGGCAAGGCCAGCACGGCGCGCAACGTCGGCCGTGTGGAGGAGACCACGGCGCAGGATATCGAGGCCGCTCGTGCGGCAGCCGCCGACGCGCTGCAGCAGGGTGGGGAACACTACCAGCAGGTGATCGGCCGTCCACCCGATGAAACCGCCGCAGGCACGCGCGTGGTCGAGACGCTCGAAGGCCCCGCGAAGGACGAAGTCGATGCGCTCGGCAAAGCGCTCAAAGCCGTGAAGCAAGCCGGCCCCGAGCAGGACATCACGGCGATCCAGAACGAGGCGCGGCGCCTGGTGCGCGAGGAGATCCTCAAGACCGAGAAAGCCTTCCCGCGCGAGGCCCCGACCCAGCCCGCGGCACCCGGGGCACCGCCGCCCCCGGTCTCAACAGGGCTGTTCGACGCCTCGGGCCAACCGATTACTCGACCGGCCCCACCCCCACCGCCGCCACCCGCGTCGGGGATCGACCCACAACTCGGCGTCGCCATCACCGACGCCGAACGCAAAGCCATCGCCGAGCACCCCGCGATGGCGACGATCGACCGCCTCGTCAACGCGCCGCGTAAGGTGCGCTTCGAGGATCTCGCCGATCTCGAAACCGAACTCGGCGCGACCGCTGACTTCGATAGCCCGGTGGCGAGCAAGATCGAGGGCGCGCGCAAACATCTCTGGGAGATCATCCGCAAGCAGCTCGGGACGCACGAACCCTACAACACCGCCGCGCCCGCCTATGCGCAAGCCCGCGCGCGGCTCTCGGAAGGCTACGGCGCCGCCGCCGCGAAGATTGGCGACATCGAGCCGGCGCGCATCATCCAGTCGATCCGCCCCGACGACCCGCTCCAGACCGCGACCCTGATGCGCAACCTCCGCGTGCACAGTCCCGAGGCCGCGCTTGCCGTGCAGGACGCCTGGATCTACCGCAACGTCCTGCAGGGTGGGGTCGACGGGCTCGGGCAGCGGATCAAGGTGCTGCGCGATCGGCCCGAGTTCGCCCGCGCGTTGTTCGGCAATCGCTTGCCCTCGATCCTGCAGAAGTACGAGGGGCTGGCGACTGGGTGGGATCAGCTCGTCGCTTCCGGAGAGCAAGCGGTGGCGCGCACCGAGGGGGGAGCGGCCGAGGAGCTGGCCGCTGCCAAGGCACGCAGCGCGCTGCGCGAGACGAAGATCAGCACACTGGGTGAGGCTGGTGTGGAGGCCGCGACGGCACAGGGCAAAACCGCCCAGCGCGCCGCCGCCGAGACGCACCGCAACGTGATGAAGCGGGTGCAGGATGATCTCGCCGCCGCGGGTATCGACAAGCGGACGGCGGCCACGGTTACCGAGCAGGAAGCCCTCGCCCTGGGCAAGGCGCAGAGCCGCTCGAATCACCTCATCAATCTCATCTTGTCGAGGAGCGGCCCGCACACCTACCGCGGGGTGGTCGGTTTGGTCCGCCTGCTGTCTGGTCCGTCTTCCGCCGACATCCTGAAGATCGCGGCCGGGCGTCCCGAGGTCAATCGAGCGCTGGTCAACTGGATGGCGGACCCCAACGCGCAGGTCTCCTACCGCGTGGCGAAGCGGCTGATCGGGCAGTGGGTCCAGCCGCCGGTCGCGGCCCGCTACGACAAAGCGCGTGAAACGATCGGCAAGGCGCCACCGACGCTCGGGGGGACGCCGCTCATCACAGCGTCTCCCCCGCCCGCACCGCCGCGCTAGATCGGCGGCAGCTGATACTCCGCGCGGAACGCGTTGGTGTGCTTCTCCAGGCACGCGTCCCACGGCATGTTATTCACGTAGTAGTCATACGCGCACCGCTGGCTGTGGACGCTGATCATCCCGGCGTCGGGGCTGGCGCCGCTTTCGGTATAGACGTCGTTGCACATCAACCCGAACTCGACTGCCTTGTCGTTGTCGAACGGCTCGCCCACCCCGCCGCCCTCGCCACTCTCCTCGCCGCCGCCTTCCTCCGCCGCGCACGGCGTCCACACCCACGCCGGATTGTTCGCGGCGCCGTGCACGTCCCAGCTCGCGCCGGTGCCGGTCATCACGTCGACGGTCACGGTCCCAGGGCGCCACACCATCACGTCGCAGGGGATCTTGCCGTTCTGGTCGGTCTTGGTCAGCACACCCCAGTTGCCGTTGTCCTCCGGGTGCGCGGCGTTGATCTCGGGCACCATGGTTTCGACCAGCAGCTTGAGGCGCGACGGGTCATTGGCGTCGCCAGGCGGGAACGCCTCCGGGTGCGCGCGACAGATCGCGTCGACGTCGGCGAAGCGGTTCGGGATGATCGTCTCCCACGCGTGCTGCTTGGCGCGGGCGCGGTTGACGGGGGTGACTCGGGGTCGAATCGGCATACAGTCCTCTCTCTCTGTGGTTGATGGTTACAGTTGCGTCCCGGGCCGCGCGCGCACCTTGCCGTGCCGCGTGCGGTCGTACGCGTAGCAGTGAATCAGCGGCGCATCGCCATCGCCGCGCGTTTGCGAGACGTAGATCCGCTGCCGCGCGGGGTCATCGGCCGCCCCAGCCAGCCGCGGGAGCCAGCTGTAGAAGTCACTCGGCAGTGTCCAGCAGGCATACGGCTCGACGTCCCAGGCGTTGCTCCTCGCCGCCACGACGTCCTCCAGGTCGAGCGCGTCATACGCCCAGACCCGCGCCTCGTACGGATAGGCGTGGTCGCCCTTCGCCAGATTGACCGGGTCGTAGCAGTAGTAGACCCCGGGCTCGCCAGGCACCGGCTGGCCGTCGAGCGAGGGGTCGGCGGTGCCCACGCCGTAGCTGTACTTGCCGACCCCGATCGCGCCGAAAAACAGCACGCTCCGCCAGCCCACTGGTTGCAGCACGCCACAGACCTGCATCGTCCCATTGAAGCGGACGTTCGGGTTCGGATCGCCGGGGCCTGGGGTGTACGGCCCGAGCGTCGGGTGGGCGCTGGGGTAGAACACCAGCGGGGTCGTCGGCACCGGCGACACGCGGCCGATGTCGGCCGGGTCGAACGTGAACACGCACGGCCCCAGGCTCGTCCGCGACACGATCGAGACGCCGCTCTGCCCGACGAAGCACGGCCCCTTGAAGCGCGTCTGCCACGCTGCCGGCACATGGCCCATGTAGCCGCTGACGTTGCCCGCGTGGACGTGGCTCGTCCCGACCGCGTCGGTCACCAGCAGCTGCACCGGGCCGAGGTAATCGCCCGCCGCCGCCAGGTCCAGGTTGCGCGCCCAGTGCGTCGTCGGCTGGCTGCCGTCGGCGTCGTAGTAGCGGTAGTAGTCGACGATCAGCCGCTCCTCGTGCACCAGCAGCCCGCCCATGTTGATCCCACCGCCGTAGGCGAGCGCCGACCAGCTGCCCTCACTCGGGTCGGTGATCGGCTGCAGCGCCGGTGCGGTGTGCAGTTCGCTGAGCGAGGCTGCGCCGGCGATCGGTGCCACCAGGCCGACCTCGCCGCAGCCGTGGAACTCCGCAAACCCCGGCACGAACAGCGAGTCATTCGCTGGGTGATACGCCAGCCCGCGCGGTGGGTAGTCATACCGCACTGGGTAGGGCGGCAGGCGGAAGCAGCCCTGGTATCTCAAGTCGGCAGGCTGGAGCAGCGGCTGCTCGGCGGGCGGCGTCGTCACCGGCGGCGGCTCGACCGGCGGCCGCGCAATCGGGTGCGAGGGGTGCGGTCCCGGCCAGATCCCCACCTCCGGCGGCTCGCACCCGCCCCCGTCGGTCTCGTCCCAGGTGAGTAGTCCACGCAGCATCGCTGGTCGTGATGGCATAGGCTTCAGCCTCCTTTAGGCGATCACCCGCTGCAAGTCCCCCCAGTCCTCGGCATCCTCGTCCTCGACTGGCTCGGCGACCCAGTCACTCTCGTAACCTGGCACCGCGATCTTCGTCATCGCCGCCCAGTTCTGCCCCGCCTTCGCCGCCACGCCGATCGCCGCGTACTCGCCGAACCGCCCGCCCCAGCTCTCGGGTAGCGGTTGCTGGATGACCGGCCGCTGCATCTCCATGCAGACGATCTGCACTACGCGGTCCCACACCCGAACCGGGATCTCCAGCAGCAGCGAGTCGTGAATCGGCGCCCGCAGCGGCGTCCTGCCGAAATACACATCGCCGATGTAACTCGGCGAGTCCCGATCCGCGAACAGCCGCAGCATCGCCTCCTTCAAGATGCCCGCGGCGATCGACTGCGGGTAAAACGCCAACACCCGCTTGCCGTCCTCGCCTAAACTGATGCGGAAGTGCTGCCCGTTGATCGTGATGCACGGCGGGTCCTCCCCCTGGCGCTGGTACTTCGCGACCAGACGGTAGTACTGCGTCGCGGTCAGCCGCTTGTAGTGATAGACGGACCAGAACCAGTGTTTATAGGTGAAGGGGTGGTCGCCGACGCCACCGAGATAATGCTGGCGACTGGCACGCGTCTGCGTCTCCCCCTGCCAGCGTGCGACGCCTGGCGCCATCCCCTCGTAGATGCGCGCGTACTTCAGGGCGACCGCCTGCGTCTTGAACAAGTGCGGGAACTGCAGCTGCATCCCGGTGACCGTCAGGCCGTAGGCCCGCCCGTGGATGTAGCGCTTGGCGGGCTCGTAAATGTCCTGGTAATTGTCCTTCACCCGCGCGAAGAGCGCCTTGAGCGCCGCGTCACTTTCGCGGGGGTCGTAGGGCTGACCGAGCACATGCGTCACCAGCGCGGCGTGCACGCCGAGCTTCGCCAGGCGGTAGTACTCGCCGTCGCGCGCGCAGACGCCGGTCTCGACCGCCTCGATCGCGGAGAAGTCCACCTCCAGCAACCGGCAGCCTGGCCCGGCGACGATGCAGCGGCGGAACCCAGCGGCGAGCCCCGCTTCGCCACCCTTATCTGCAACGACGTTGGTGATATTCGGGTTCTGGTAGGAGAGCCGCATCGTCGACGGCTTGAAGGTCGGGACGGGATGCAGCCGCCCCTCAGCATCGAGTCGCCGCTCGGTGCCTTCGACATACGTCCCTTTGACTTTCCCGACCGCGCGGTAGTCCAGCAGCGCTGAGTAGAACGGGTCACCTGTGACTCGACTTAGTCGTTCGAGCGTCTCGCGGTTGGTGCTCTCTTCCGACTTACTCTTTTTCGCCCGCCCTGGTTTGTGCTTGCGGTGCTTGATGTAGGCGAGGACCTGCGGGACCGAGTCGGGGTTGAAGGGCTCCTGCCAGAACCACCGGCTAACTGTCGCGACAACAAGATCAAGTCCGCCAGATACCTGTCCCACCGGCGGAGTTCCCACTGGACTGCACCGATGGCGTAGAGCAACCTCTCTAGCACCGCAGGCTTGGCAGACGAGGACTTCCCGGAGGACGAGCTTTTCGACGACGCGCGCTTTCGCATATAGCTCCTGTTTGATCTCGCTACCCGGTTTGCCTTTGCGTACCGTCCCCTTCCTGGTGAAGGCCGACGCTTTCACATGCAGCAGGTCGGCCGCTGGCGGGCGCTTCAGTCCCTCCTTCGGGGTCAGCGGCGCGAGCACCTCGGGCACGCTCGCCTGGAGCGTCTCCAGCCGTTCGCGCGCCTTGTCGATCAGCTCCTGCTTGAACACCGCCAGCTGCTCGCGATTGACCTGCAGGCCGACGAGCTGCGCCGGCCGCAGCACTTCGGTCAGCAGCTTGTGGGTGTGGCGCAGCGCCATCCCGAGCTGCCCCGACTTGTGCAGATCGCCGTAGATCCCGAACCCGACCCGATGCGTCTGCAGGCCATCCGCAGCGCCGTACGTCCCCGGGTCACTATCGGCGAGGTGCTTCCAGGGTCCGTAGTTGCTGTAGAAGGGCGCGACGAAGCCCAACCCTCTCGGCACATCGCTCTGCAGGAACTTCCACAGCCACATCAGGTCGACGACCTTGGTCGAGTCCGCCTCGCGCATCATCCCAGCGTGGACCTGGCGCTCGAAGTCGTAGTCGCGGTTCCACATCCAGATGCTGCCGGGCGACGCATACAGTCGCTTCAGCTCGTCGAGATACGGCCCAACGTGCGGCACGGTCACGCCCTCGTCGCAGTTGATGGCGACGTTCTGCCGCAGCAGCTGGAAGCTCACATCGTCGGCGGTGATCTCGCCCTCGTCCTTGCCGCCGGCTTTATCCGGCGTCTCGACGTCGCTGCTCAGTGGATACGCGCCAGGGTCCTGCGTCCGCGCCGCGACCGCGCCGTCGACCCAGCGCCGGAACCACTCGACCGGCGGGTCCACGACCAGCGAGTGCGTGCTCACCGGCCGGCCGTGGTCCCGCGCTTCTTCCGCGCGCTGCAGGTCCCACAGCACGGTGCCGATCATGTTGGTCGCGCCGCGCTGCAGGAACGACGGGTGGTAGGTGGGGACGACCCAGAAGCGATCGGTCGGGTCGCGCACGATGCTCCCGTGAAAGTCCTGCACGCGGACCTTCTTGCGATGTTCGAGGTGCAGCACGCGCCGGATCGCCGTCAGCCCCATCGGCACCACGACCTGGTGCCCCTCCGCTAACGTGTCGCGCAGATACGGGCAGTGCCCCATCGCCGAGTAGTACCAGGGCGCGCGCTCGTCCATCCAGTCGTTCGGCGGGTGACACGAGATGGCGTTGTGGATGCGGATGGCGTCGCGCGACCAGCCGAGGAGGTTGAGCAGCCGCCCGAGCATCCCGCCCGCGTCGCCCATGAACGGCCGGCCGGTCATCGCCTCGACCACGCCGAGCGACTCACCGACCAGCAGCAGCCAGGATTCAGCCGGGCCGTCAGCGGGCGCGAAGCCGTCGCCGCGCTCGTCGAGCGAGCAGCCGCGACAGCCCACGGGGTGGGCCAGGCGGGCCATCAGGCCGCTCCCACCTGGGCGAGCGCGTCCTCGATCGGTTGGCCGTCGAGCGCGTCGCCCACCGCAATCCACCCAGGCCAGCGCGTCCGCGCGAACAGCTCCAGATGCGGCCCGGGCGACATTGACTCGACGATCCCGTAGAAGAGAGTGGGCTTCACCGAGTGTTGCGTGCGCGGGGCGGTGAACGCGGTCGGCACGTTCCGGCGCAGTGTCCGCAGCTTGCCCCGGACCCCGAACACCACATGCTCGGTGTTGTTGCGGTAGTAGTGCCCCATCCCGATCTGCGGCTTTACCCAGGTCAGGATGGTCTTGTGGGTCCACCCCCATGCGCGCATCAGGTCGAGCGCCTCGCCCATGAAGGCGTTCGTCGTCCAGAGGTAGAGGTGCGAGGCGGGGGTCGTCACGTCCTGCAGCCGGAGGGTACGCAGCGCGTCAAGTGTCATCACGGGGTAGTGGTTCGCCGCCCCCCTCGTCAGCCGCGCCCGCCCAAAGCCGCTGTTGCCCGACATGAGCTTGTCGTTGTAGGGCCAGGGCGGGTCGATCACGAGGGTGGAGAACCTCATCACCGATACCGCCGGAAGTCGTTCGGCGCGATCCGCCGATGGAGATGACGACCCGCGTTCGCACGCTCCCGCTCGTATTGGCGGCGTTCCTGCTCGTCGAGGTTTGGGCGCGACCACCCCGCACCGTGATAACGGCCACCCCCACCGGTGAGCGGCACACCACACTTTGCCGCGTCAGGTTGCATCGGCACGCGCCACGTCGTCACTTGTACCGCCGGAAGTAGTTCGGGGCGCTCCGCCCGCGGCTCCTGCGCCCCCCTGCGGCGATGTTGTCGACCGCCTGGCGCTGCCCCGGCGTCACGCTGGTCGTGCGCTCTACGGTCTCCTGGATGCCTTCCAGCGTGTCCCTGGCCCAGGTGTAGGCGCCGCTGGCGAGCATGTCCTCGATCTCCTCCAGGAAGCGATACCACTCGGTCGCCCGGGGGTCGAGCGGGCTCTGCCCTCGCGGGGCTGGCGCCGGCCCGATCGGGGTGTCGTCGAGCGGAAGTTCGTCGATGCGTTTGCCCATGATTGTGATCCCCTAAACGATCCCCTAACCAGGAATGGACTGCGCAGAACCAGCTGGACTACACAGAACTCTGTGTAGCCCAGTTATGTTGGGGTTTTCGAGAAGTGGGGTGAAAAGGGGGGTATAACCGAGTGCCTAGAAGGGACTCAAAATCCCGTGACCCTTACGGGTCGTGAGGGTTCGACCCCCTCCTCCGGCACCCACCTAACGCCCTCTCCCACCACGACTTACCACCTCCAGCCGCACCCCAGCCTTCCCGGCCGCTTGCCCTGAAATAGTGCGCGATCCCCTAACTGATCCCCTAACCGACCCCTGGATGTCGCGCGCGAACGCCGCCGCGACGTTGCTCTCGGTCTGGATGTTGTAGCGCCGCCACATTGAGTCGGTCTTGTGCCCGGTGATCGCCATCGCCGTCGACTGCGGGATGCCGATCCGATCGAGGTTGCGTGCCGCCGTCCGCCGCAGGTCGTGCAGCAGTTTCCCCGGCACGCCCGCGGCGACGCGCGCCTGCTCGAAGGCCCCGCGCCAGTTCTTGATCGGCGCCCCGCGTCGGGCGGTTCGCCGCGTCGTCCACCAGACGAACAGCTGCGTCGGCAGGATGCCCTCCGCCTGAAGCTGTGTGTGTTCGCGTAGGCAGTGGCCGACCGACCGCGCCAGGATCGGCACCTGCCGATAGGGCACACCCTTGCCCGACTCCTCCTTCGAGTCCTTCGGGTCGAGGCGAATCCAGCCGTCCTCATGGACCTGCCGCAACTGCACGCCGGTGGCCTCCTCCAGCCGCCAGCCGGTGTAGTACATCAGGTCGAAGATCGGCCGCAGCGCCAGCGACAGGTGACGGCGCACGCGCACGTAGTCGCCATGCTCGAAGAAGCCGACGCGCCGGTTGCGCTCGGGCAACTTCTGGAGGTGCGGCACGCTCGCCACCAGCCGGACGTTGTGCCCGAGGACGAACATGCGGTGCAGCGCCGCCTGTTCGCGATTGATCTCCGCCGCGCTCGCGCCCGCCTGCTTGCGGTGCCGCTGATACACGATCCAGGCGCCCGCGTCGATCGTCGCCAGCTTGCGGTGCGCGCCGAAGTACGCGGTGAGGTGCTTGATCTTGCGGAGCGCGCCGTCGAGCGTGTCACGCTCCTTCAGCTCGTAATCAGTCGTGAGCAGCTCAGTCGCGACGGTGAGCGTGAACTGACTCGCCGCACGGGTCGGTCGCGCGCCGTCGGCGATCTCAGCTTCCTTGCGCAGCAGTACCTTGAGCGCTTCGTCGTGATCAGTCTCCCCGGTCGAGAACTCGCGCTGCCCCTTCCCAGGGACGGAGACGCGGAACGTCCAGACCTTACCGGGGCCTTTGCGCCGCAGCTTCTTGTTCAGTGGCATCTGTGATGACTCCTTGTCATCGAGTGTAGCAGCATGAACTAGGCCAGCTGCTGTTGCCACTGCTTGATCAGGTCGAGCAGCACGTCGCGCCGGATATACATCCGTTTCTTCCCTGGCACCTGCACGAACGGCACGATGCCCTCGTGCATCCACTGCAGGAGCGAGCTGTACTTGAAGCCAGAGAGTTCAGCGGCGTCCTCGACCGTGAGGAGGAGCGAAGGCGTGGGACTCTTCGTCTCGCTCACCGCAGCCTCCTCGCCTCCGCCCCGGCGCGGAACCGCCACCACTCGACCACCAGCACCGCGAGCACCGCGACCACGATCGCCGCCAGCGCGTTCCCGCCGATCTCAAACGTCATGACTCGCGCCCCTGCCCCTCCTGCCCCTCCAGCACCCGCGCGAACGCCAGCGCCGCCTCGATGCGCGCCGTCAGCGTGCGGAGGAAGCGCACCAGCGCCTCGTCCGGCGGCCGGAACATCTGCACCGCGACCTTGTCCCCGCATTGCAGGACCGCGAAGATCACCTCGCTCTCCTCGATCAGTTGCTGCATGTGCGCGCGCGCTTCCTCGCCCGTCAGCACCAGCCCGTCGGTGCCGATCGACGCGAACTGCCCCTCGGTCTTCTCGTCAGCCATCGCCCCCTCCTCCCTATCGCCTCACCAGCACCAGGCTCGCCAGACTGTGGTCATCGAGCCAGTCGCCGTGATACGTCCAGTCGACCCCACCAAACGGCACGAACCCGACCTTCCGGACCTCCGCCATCAGCTTGGTGTAACTCCGCGCGTCGTAGATTCTTACGCGGTCCCGCCACCCCTCCGCGCAATCCTCACCCTCGGCGTCCCAGAAACTGAAGGTCAGGAACAGCAGCCCCTTCGGTCTCAGTATCTGCCCGGCTCGGGTCACGAACCGCAGCGGCGCCTCGCTGTGATCGAGCACGCTCAGCCCGTACACCGCCGGCACCGCGCGCTCGATCGGCCCGTCGCCGTTGCTGCCCTCGCCGTGGCCGCGGTAGCGGTAGATCGCTTCCGGTCCCGGCGCCACAAAGTCGCAGCCGGACCAGTTCACGCACAGTGGTTGCTCCCGCGTCAGGACGTGATGCTCGGCGATCCACAACCGCCACGCCTCCTCCGCCAGCAGCTGCTGCCAACGCGCGACCGTGAGACAGCCCGGGAAGTCGGTCAGCTCGCAGGTGCGCGACAGAGCGAGCGGCGCGGCTGGCATGGGCGACTGCTGGCTCCTCCTCAGTGCACGCTCGGGTGGGCACCGCCGCCGCCCAGCCGTGACCGCTCCCGCAGCCAGAGCTTGTGCGTCTCAGCGCTGAACAGCTCCAGGTAGGCGTGCAGACCGCTGACGTCGTCCACGCCGCGCACGACCGCCCACTCCAGCATCACACTGAGCACGGCGACCACCACCTGCACCTGGTGATCGTTGCAGACGTCGGTAATCGCCTTCTGTAGGATCTCGGCTTCGGCGTCGAGGTCGGCGTAGGGATTCGGATCGTCAGGCATTGTCAGTCCTCCTGTGCTTCATGGTGGTCGTGGTCGTGGTCGTCGTCGCGGTGTCGAGCGTGGCGCTTGATCGCGTTCCAGTCCCAGGCGGGTTCTTCGCCGGTGCCGTGGGTGCCCTCCTGGCGGAGCTGGTCGCGGCGCCAGGCTGTAGAGACCTGATCGGGTCGTCGCTGAGCGAGACGAGCGGTGAGCGTCGAGAGCCAGGGCGTCATTTCTGGAACGGGTAAAACTGCGTGGCCGGGTGGAGGTCCGCCGCGTTCACGGCGACCAGCGTCTTGCGGACGCCCTGGGAGGTGCACTCGAAGGGAAACCAGATCCGCTCCCACGCCGCGGGCGTGATCACGCCGCAGAAGATGAACGGCGAGCGCACGTCGCGTTGCTGCACCAGGGCGTAGTAGTTCACGTCGTGCCGGAAGTACTCCACTTCCACGGTGAGGAAGCCCAGGCGCGTCCGGACCTCCACCACCAGCGGCGGCGTCGTCGGGAAGAACACATCGAACCCGTCGTCGGAGCGCGTGAGCCGATGGGGCGCTAACCCCCATTGCGCCGCCCACAGCTCAGCGCCGATCTGCCCCTGGGCGAAGCACTTCTCTGGAAGATAGCCGTAGCGCTGTGGGTTCGTGAACTTGCCTTGCTTCTCGTGCACCACCTTGGCGTACGTGTCGACCTGCCCAGCCAGCTCGGTAACGGGGAAGCCGAGGGTGATGCTGAGGTGCTCGTTGTTGGCCGCCTCGTCCTGGCGGGCCATCTCCTTCTGGTAGGCCAACGAGGCCAGGCGGACGGGTTCGCGGCGGCTGGGTTGAATCATCGCTTCACCGCGTAGACTTTCTCCAGCAGCGGCTTGTCCAGCGGTCCCTTCAAATAGGGGTTGATCCAGATCACCTTGTGCGCTTGCTCGGAGGGATACCACTGCGCCCGCCAGTGGCCGCCGTTCCACCAATGCCCCTTCCAGTCCACCGCACCCCCGGGCCGGTCAGCGGGTGGACCCTCAGGCCGCTCGGGATGGCGCAGCGTGACGACGTGGACCCGCTTCTCCGCTTCGACCGGATTCACCGCCACGCAACGGCGGAACGCGGCGCGGTCGATGCGCTTCTCCTCCGCCTGGATGTAGGGCGAGCCCAGAAACGCCAGGCCCTTCAGCGCGAGATCGGAGATGTAGGCGCTGCTGCGTTTGGTCGTGGGGAGGCTATCGGGATACGTCTGCCCGAAGTGCAACAAGCCGCCATAGAGCTGCATCGTGCCGGTTCCGTCCTGGCTCTCATCCCAGATCACGCCGAGCCCTTCCACCGTTCGGAAGAGCAGCAACCAGTTGATCGTGCCGGTGGTGTGCACCTTGCCGTCGGGAGACTCCAGCGACAACTCGTAAGAACTCTCGAACGTCCAGAACATGCAGTCGTGGGGCAGGACCGAGGGGCTGATGGTGTGCGGGGGCAGCGGGGGCGACGCCAGGATGGTGCGCAGGACGTCGTGCGTCCACAGGAACGGCGTGGCCTCGGCCATCTGGATCGCGACGTGGATGATCTGCTGCTCGAACGGCAGCGTGGGGTTGTTGAACCCATCGCCGAACCTGACCGTAGGCTGTCCTTCCGCCGGCCCGATGGCCGCATTGGTCGCGTCGGCGAATATGACAGCGAGCATGAGCTGCTCGCCGCGCGCGTACCAGGGTTTGTCGCAGTAGAAGGGCACGCCCGGCGGATGGCTCGCGCGCAGCTGCACGAAGTCCTTCAGCAGCGGCAGCTTGGTGCAGTAGGCGTGCAGCTTCTTCCCCGCGGCACGCGCCTCTTCGACCGTCGTAAACGTTGTTGTGGTCATAGCCACCTCCGGAGGCGCGGGTCGGTCGTGCAGCGCTCGATGAGCGCCTTCGGACTGCCCACTAACCTCAAGCCTTCCATCGTGCGCGCCCGACTCAGCGCCACATAGAGCATCCCCGGCGACCTGAAGAACGGGTCGCGGATGTTGACCTGCACCCGATCCAGGCTCAACCCCTGCGACTTATGCACCGTCGATGCGTAGGCGACCCGCAGCGGCAGATAGGTGATCGCGCCGACGATCTCCCACTTGCCGTCGATCTTGTCGCCCTCGCCCTTCTCGCGGAGTTCCTTGCGCCGCGCGCCATCCGCGGGCACCTTGACCTCACGCGTCACCGGCATCACCTGGACCACCCCGCCGGTGCGCTGCAGCTCGACCCACGCCGTCGTGTCCGTCGCATCGACCACCGTGCCGAGGTCACCGTTGACATAGATCAGGTCGCGCTTCTCGTCGCGCTCGTTGCTGAGGATCATCACCAGCGCGCCGATCTTCAGCACTAACTCCTGTGGGATGCCCCAGGTCTGCGGCGGCTTGTCCGGGTTGCCCCACTCGCTGCGCTGCTTGCCCCAGCGCGTGTTGAGGAAGCGCACCTCCTTGCCCTGGATCGCCGCCATCCGCAGGTAGTTGTGCCGCTCGACCGTGTCGTTCTTGGCGACGATGGTCGGGCCGTCGAAGTGATCGTCGGTCTCCTGGTGGATCGCGTCCTGGGACAGGAAGTACTCGGCGACGGCCGGGCCATAGCCACAGCGCGACGCACGCAGCATCTGGATGAACGCCGGGTCGGCCTGGCGGCGGATCTCGGTGAGTGTGACCGTATGCTCGGCGAAGCGCTCCCACTCCGGCGACTCAAACGCGTAGGTCGCCTTGACCGGCGAGAGCTGCAGGAAGTCGCCGACCAGCGTCAGGCCCATTGCTGGTGGCGGCGCGTCGTCGTCCTCGGTCCACTTCCCCAGGACGTACCCTCGACCGTTCAGTTCCTCGATCGCCTTGACCAGGAAGGTGAGCTGGTCGCCGGCTAGCATCGACACTTCGTCGAGGACGATCCGCCGCACGCCCGCCTTCCACAGCTTGCCCAGCCGCGCGGTGAGAAAGCCATTGAGATAGTTCTCCTGCAGGTTCGCCGTGTCGAAGTAGCCGAGCACGCCGTTGACGGTCTCGCCCCCTGCGTTGATCGCGGCGACCCCGGTCGTGGCGCACAGCAGCAGCCCGGGCTCGCGCGCCGCCCAGTCGCGGGTGGCGAACGTCTTACCACTCCCCGCGGCGCCCGCCAGGTAGCAGAAGATCGGGGCCGGCGCCGGCCACAGCTCGACGGGGTCCACCACCGCGCCTGGAGCAGGCACCACGGCAGCGGGCGGGGCGGGTGGCGGAACGATCTCCAGGCCACCACGGTCGGTGCGCACCTCGGCGGGGATGACCTCAGCGTCGGTGGGCTCCTCCAGCCGCGCCCGTCTCCTGGCGCGCACCACCGGCGGCTCGAAGAGCGGCTTCGGCAGCGGCGCGAACGTCAACGCCGGATCAGGCGGTGCGACCTGACGCTGCATGGCTCACACCACCTCACGCTGAATCTGCTCGGCGCGCTTGCCCTTCGCCACATAGGTCGGCGTGAAGCTGACCGTGCCGCCCTCCTCCAGCTGCTCGATCGGGCAATCGAGCCCCGACCAGTGGAAGAAGAAGTCCTGGTCGAGGTCGCCCGCTGGGCCGTCGATGCAGCGGATAAACCCGAAGCCGCGCTCGCGGTAGACGCGCTGTACCCGCCCCAGGCTGCGCGCGGCCGTCAGCGGTTCCTTGGTCTCGACCCGCGCGCCAGGCCGTGTTGGTCTCGGTGCCACGGTGGTTCCCTCCATAACTGACTCCTCACTCGTCGACGAGATACGCCTGCAGCTCGCGGATGATGGCGCGCAGGTGGTGCCCCGCGATCAACACCTCGTAGGCGCCACACTCAGGACACTCGATCTTCAGGTTCAACACCAGGGCGCCGGGTGGGCCGCCCCGTAGCGGGACGACCTCGATCAACCCGCCGTCACCGTTGTGACTCGCTCTGCTCATCTCTGCCACCACTGTTTCAGCCGCAGCCACCAGATCGCGGGCGGCGACCAGTAGCGCCACCAGAACCACCAGCCCGAGACCGTGCGGGGCCGAAACCCGAGCACGACACGCGACTTGTCGTCCATGGTGGCGCCTCCTTCGCCTAACTCAGTTCGCCGCGTTGCCTTCGAGCGGCAGCGGCCGGTCGGCCGGTCCACGCCGCGCCGCTGCGGGCTTCTTGCGGTGGTTGCGCTCGCCGCGCACCGGCTGCGGCTGGCGGCTGCGCACGATCTCCTTCACCACCGTCAGCGCGTGGTTGGCTACGTCCACCTCGGTCGTGGTGAAGTAGTTGATCACCACGGCGAGCGGCTCACGTTTCTTCGACATACAGTCCTCCCCTCTCACTCCAGCCCGCGTTTAGGACCGCATGTTGTCCATGTTCGCGAACGCCCGCAGCAGCGCGCCGCAGTTGCCGCAGGTGATCTCGTAGGGCACGGTGCCGTCGGCGTTCTTGGGCACGTCTTCTTGGTAGTACCCTTCGCCGCAGCCCTTCTTGCCCTCGACCACCTGGACCTGGCCCGACTGGTCGCGCGCCCTGATGTCGCGGTCTTTGCTGCAGCGCCAGCTGTATTTCAGCTCGGCACTGAACTCCTTGCCGCCGTGTTTCTGCACCGCCAGCATGTAGCCCTTGTTGTTGCCCGGCTTCTGCTTGTCGCCGAGCGCGCGCAGCAGGTAGTCGAGATCGCTGGCGGTCACTTCCTTGCCCTTGCCGCGGCCGCGCTCGTTGTTGCTCAAGCGGGTCTCGAACGGTTCGCCGTTGCTCAGCCCCTTGGGCGACTGCACGATCAGCAGCGGATGATCGCGATCGAAGTTGGCCCGCACCCGCTGCGGCGGCTGCTTGTCGGCGACGTCGATGAGATCCCAGATGCTGCTGAGATCGGTCGGCAGCTTGAAGCGATAGGCGCCCGGTGGCGGCGGCGGCGTGAAGCCCCCGAAGGTCGGCAGATCGTCGAGTTCCTGGCCGGCGGTCGGGAGGGGTTCGTCCTTGAGTAGGCCCGCGAGTTCCTGAATCGACTTTGACATAACGAGACTCCTGATCACGGTGAGACAGATGGACGGAGGACGCGCGGGATTGCACGCCCGTGGTCGTCGTCATCGTCGTCGTCGTCATCGGAGTCATCGGTGTGGTCATCGTCGTCGTCGGAGACTTACTCGCTCACTTACTCACTCAAGGAATGGTCGGCAACCGCTGTGGCGGTCGACCTGGCGGCGGTGGCGGCCCGCTCGTCACCGGGTCGAGCACGGCCACGGCGGGCTCATCAGCGACCGGACCTACACCACCCGCGCTCATCGCTGGTGCCTCGACCCGTGGTCGCTTCCGCGCGACCGGGGCGCCGACGACGGGCGCTGCAGGCACCGCCGCAGCCGACGGCGTAGCAGTCACCGGCGGCGCGGTCAGCGCAGGCAGGTCGCCCGTCGCCCTCCCTGTCGCCGCCGGGGAATCACCAGCCGCGACGTGGAAGCCCTCCCCGTATTCTGTCGGCGTGCCGCTCATCCCCGGGGCACCGACAATCTCCTCGGCCATGGCCCGGCGCAGGTCGGCGTCGAGCATCGTATAGACCAGGCCGAGGTTGGCCTGCGCCCAGGGCTCACCGAGCGGGTCGATCAGCACGTCGGGCAAGCCAGTCGGCGAAGCGCTGGTCTTGAGTAAGTGGCGTCGGTTCTGCGCGTCGGTGAATGGCCGGAGGAACAGCGCGAAGTGCTCCTTGCCCGCCTCGTCGGTGGTCTTGCCCATCTCGAAGACGTTGCCGAACCAGGAGGAGGCTTCATCGGTCGCCGCTCGCCCGGGGAGCTTGGCGCCGACAATCGGCAGCCCACCCTCGTCGGTCGCTTCCATCGCCAACGCGGTGAACAGGGGTCCCTCGACCAGGTACGGGATGCTCAGCGAGTTATTCACGAACTGCTGGCCTCGACTCTGGCCGAAGCCGACGTCGGCGCGGTTGTTGCCCCCGAGCTTGATCGAGCCGCTGACCACGATGCCGCCGAACGCCGGCTTCTCGCCGCCGATCTGGCCCTGGCCTCTCGCATGGTCCATGTGTTCCATGACGACGTTGCACATGGAGGTCAGCCCGTCAAAGGCCACCCCGCCGACCATCTCGAAGCCCTTGGTGCGGTGCACGTCCTCGGCCACCGCTAACTCGCTCAGCGCGTGCAGCGTCTTACAGGGCGTGCAGTAAGTCGGCGCGACTAGGTGCCTGCCGGGTAACTGCGCGAGTAACTCGCCGGTGCGCTTGCAGCTGACGCGATAGAGGGTCGTGACTGGTGGCACTAAGTCGACCGCAGGTGAGGTCTCGCCCGTCTCGGCATTGATGCTGCGCGGCCAGTACCCCTTGGTCGCGAGATACAGCGTCTCGATGCCGAGCATCTCCGCGCTGCGGGTGCGGGCTCGCCAGAAGCGAATCAGCCCCTGCTTCATCAGTTTCTGGAGCGCGGTCGGGATGGCGCCGCCGTCCCAGGAGTACAGCAGCAGCACCTTATGGTGGACCTCCCAGAGGTACATTGCCTGCGTGGCAATGAGCGAGGTCTTGCCCGAGCCGGGGACACCGAGGATGCACGTCCCGGTGAAGATGCGGTGCGGTGCGACAGCGACGATCGGATCAGGCATTGGTGACCTCTTGCGTTTCCAGCTGCAGACGGCGAATGAGTGAGTCGACTTCGGCGGCGCTCAGCCATTCGCCGCTCGTGACCTCCTCGGGCTTCTCGACCAGCACCTGGTCGCGGAACAGGCTGAGTGCGGCGATGATGGTGCGGGTCATCTTGCCCTCCCCGGTGTAACTCATCTCGGACGGTAGCGCCTGCTGGTGGGCGCGGTGCTGGGCGACCTGGGCGCGTAGCGCGGCGCGCATCCCGGCGACGTAGCCCGCCGTGTAGGCCATCTCGGTCGTGGCGTCGGGATACTGCTGGTCCCACTCGCGCCACAGCCGCAGCACGTCGGTGCCCAGCGTGTAGGTCGGGTCATCCGGCTCGCGCTGACTTACCCGCGGGATAGGTGGCGTCGGCGGCTCGGGTGGGCGTGGCGCTGGGCGTCCGGCGCCGCAGCTGGTGCAGCCCTGCTCCAGCGGCCCGGCGTTATCGGCGCCGCAGCTGGGGCAGCCCCACAGCCCGACCTGGCCGAGCCCAGCGCCTTGATAGTGCCTGCTTCCTCCGACCGGGCTCATCACTGCACCGTCCGTTTCTTGGCATCGACGCGCTCGAACACCTCCACGAGGACCTGGGTGCTACAAGCACTGCAGTGGAAGACGCCGCGTCCTGCCTCTCTGTGCTTCAGCTCGAAGATGGGGTCCCGGTCTCCCCGCGTAGGCTCTGGGCAGTTGATGTGGTGGAAGACCAGCTTGAGTGTCGGCGTGACCAGCATCACTCCTCCCTCCGCGGCGTGCGCTCCAGCTCCATCCCGAAACCGTCGTCCCTCGTGCCGTGCCGCAGGTAGAACTTGCCGCAGTGACAGGTGTCGCCGTCGCTCCAGTCATCGGGCCAGCGGTGGCGCTCGACCTCGGCGCGGTCGTCACAGATCGGGAGGTAGGTGGGGCGCGGCATGACTTACTCCTCCTCCTCGACCACTTCCGCCTGCTCGGGCAGCAGCCCCCGCGCCACCGCCTGGTCTAACTCGGGCTGGTGGTGCGGCAACCTCGGTTGATACCCGTTCGCCAGCGGGTCATCCCAGCCCTGGTGGCGGTGACAGATGCCGACGAACTCGCATTGATGCTCCTTGCCGAACGGCCGGCACGCCCAGCTGCAGGGCACCAGCACGTCGAGCGCGGCCTGGAAGGCATCACTCGCCCAGCTGTGGCCCTGCTGCTGGATCTCATAGAGCGACCACAGCACCTGCTGCCAGCGCTCCTCCTCGCCCTGGAAGCCACGCAGCAGCACCTGCAGCTGGTGGTCCTGGCGGTTCATCGGCCCGAGGATGAAGCACACCTTATCGAGCACGCTCGGCGGCAGCACGCCCCGCAACCAGAACTCCTGCGCCGATAACTCCGGGTCCTGGCCTTTGTAGGCCAGCCAGGTCGGCCAGTCACTCTCCGCCAGGTGCCAGATGCCCTTGCGTCGATGCGCCCGCGACGCCCGCTTCACTTCGCCGTCGGCGGTGACCCACTCATACCCCGGCAGCCAGTCCTCGCTCGCAAACGGCGGGTTACCCTCGCGACAGTAGCCATAACACAGGGGCGACATCTGCTTCTTGCGCTGGTCAGCGTCGTACTTGTCCCGTGTCCGCCGGCCCTTGTTCAAGCCGACGATGTATAACTCCGTGACTTCGGCGCCCCACAACTCCCGCGCGTCAACCGTGCCCAGCGAGAGCTGCGCGTCGGTCTCCCACTGCTCGGCCCACGCCTCGCTCTCCCAGCCGGTGGTCTTACACTCGAAGTAGGCTAAGCTTTGCCCGCCGCGGCGCTGCGCGAGTAAGTCGGTGCGCAGCATAATCGCCTTGTCGTCGCTGAGGTAGTGCAGGCGCTCTTCCTCGACCTTGACCACGCGGTAACCCTGGTGCAGCCACGGCAGAAACTTCAGCCGCAGCGCCCAGGCCAGCCCCGCGATCAGCGCGCACTGCTCGACGATGGTCTCCTCGGTGTGGGCGCCGCCGAGGATGCCACGGTAGCCGCGTAACTCGACCCGCGCCAGGTAGTCGTTGGTGATGGCGGTGATGGTCTCGCGTGTTTCGACGATGTCGGGCAGGCGATCGTGGCGCTGCATGACGCGCGTGAAGCCTTCGAGGATCTGGTGCACGGCGATGCCGGTGACCAGCGGCAGCGCCTCGCGCTTCGCCGTCATGCCGTAGCCGGAGCCGGTCGCGGTGGCGTGGTAGCCCAGGTAGCGCGCCCGGGCGCAGCGGGAGGTGCCGGTCTTGAAGCGGGAGCGGTCAGTGAGCCAGAGCGTGAGCGGTGCGGAAGAGGACGTCGGCGTCGTCATCGGAATCACCTCGGGTTGCTGAACGTCGCCGGGTCGAACGCGCGCCGCCGCCGCCGCCGCGAGAGAGTCGAACCGCGTGCTTCTTGAGCGGCTTGGTGATCTGCACCAGCACCGCAACGGGCACCCCGGTCAAGCGATGGATGCGCTGAGCGACAGCCCCCCGGCACGCCCGCAGGCCGCGCGCCACCATCGAGATGAATGACTGATTGACACCGACGTGAGCTGCCAGCGCGCGTTGGCTCAAGCTGCCCGGTCGCACCAGGTAGTCGGCCAGATCACGCGGGGGCGGCCCGGTCAGCACCGGCGTGTGTGTCTTACTCATCGCCGCCGCACCTCCCTTCTCCGTTCCCCGAAGGCGCAGTGTGAACAGATTCTGTTATCACGTCAAGTGATGGGTTGTGAGGCAATCCCCGACACACGTCGGGGAGTCCCTGACGTCCGCTCGTTTGTCCCTCGTGTCCCACTGACTACCAGTCATCACCACCGACCCACGCGATCTACAGTACTTGCTGTATAGGTGGTGATGACATAGTGTGATAGGGTCCCGCTGAGGTTGCTGGGTGATGACATACCGTGATACTTTCGCTCTGCGAAGCGCCCTTCGCCACCCTACACATTCACGAGTCCGTCATGAGCAAACACACGTCCTCGCCCGCACGACGGCGGCGGCGTTCTCCCTCGGCAGCTGTCCCTTCGAGTCCGTCCGCCGCGATCACCGCTCGCACCCGCGCCGCGCTGGCGCTGCCGCCACTGCCGCCGCCACCACACGAGCCGCCGCTCACGTTGTCGACGGCGCTGGCCGACATGGTGCGCGAGCAGCTGGTGCGGCATCGTTGGTCGCAGCGCGAACTCGCGAAGGTCCTCGGCATCTCGCAAGCGGCGGTCAGTTACTTGCTGGGGCAGAAGCGGCGGAAGAGTGGGTGGGTGTACTACGAGAAGTTGGCGCGGGAGCTGTTCGGGCTGCCGCTCAGTGTCGTCTGCGCGGACTTAGAGTCGCGGGTCTATGACTACGATGTCCACAAGGAGGTGCGGCGTGCGTCGATGTTCGACACGATGGCGGAACGGGAGGAGTACCTTCGCAAACTCGGGAACTATCTACACGTCCTCCTGTCCCACTTCGTCGCCCTCCGAGAGCAAACCATCGCCGAGCTTCCCCCGCCTCGCGGCTCGACGCCCAGTCAAAGCGGCGGCGCGGCGGCCGGCGAGACACACCCCAACCACCAGCGGTCACAGCAAGCCGCCGGCCACGCCGACGTGGGCCAAGATCATCCGGCTCCACAAAGCGCTAGAGGAGCGCGACCCGATCGGCGCCGCCGCCGCTCTCGGGAGCTTTGAGATGACCCTGGTGGCTCTCGTCAAGGCCGCGCGCGACAAACCCCCTACCTGACCGGGGCGGGCGGCGCGGTGCGTCGCCAGGCGGGCTAGCTCGATCGGGCTGGGTCGCGGTCATCCTCGCGATCCTGGGCGGCTACGGGGTGAAGGGCTTGCTGGTGCGGACCCAGCCCTCGCCTTTGCGTTTCAGGTAGCCGTGGCGGAACAGCCCGCCCAGCTTGCGGACCCCGGCGAGGTCGACCCCGATGTCGTGGAGGTCTTTCGTCGTCACCACGGTGCCCCTGGGGAACTTCTCCAGCAGCTGGGCGCTGAAGACGCGATTCTCCTTGACCTGGGCGGCGTTGGGGGCGGGCTTGTGCGGCCTCTTCTTCGGCTTGGGCTGGCTGGCGGGGCGAGCGGCGATGGGACGCTCAGCGGAGCCGTTGAGTGACCACCGCGCCTTGGCCGTCTTGCCCACCTGTGTGGTGTCGGGCATCTCCTGCAGCATCTGCCGCACCCGATCGCGGCTGAGGGGCACATCGTCCCCGTGCCCCGCCAGGTACTCCTGCACGTCCTGGGTCTTCTTCGGCCCCTCGGCGAGGAAGGTGCGAATCCTCGCCACGCGGCTGTCGAGGGTGGCCCTGGTCGCACGCGGGGCCGGCTCGCCCTGGCCACGCTGCTCCCGCCGCAGCGCCAGGGCCTCCTCGATCACCGTGCCCACCCGCTTCTCTTTGCGCTCGGTCAGGTCGCCGTTCATCGCAGCGATCGTCATGCGAATCGCCTTGGCGAGCGCCTCCAGCGCCTCCGCCTTCTCCAGCATCTGTGTCGTCGTCGGCATCGTCGTCGTCTCCTCGATGCCGGCTATCGGCACCACCGCAGGTCCGCGATAGTCTAGCCTGCCACCGCCATTTGCGGTTGCCGCTGCTCAAACCGCGCCACCCGTAGCTCGTGGGCCTTGCCCCGCCGCTTCTCCTTCCTGGCCCGCTTCTCCTTCCGCTCACGCGCGACCTCTGCGGCCTCGTGCGCCTTCATGGTGTGCCAGGTCGTGACCTGCTGCTCGGCCGCCAGGTGCCGCTTGACGTAGCTCTCCAGGTCGCCCAGCTTCCTCGCCTCGAACGCCGCCCCGAGCACCGCCAGACTGACCGCTCCCAGCCGCGGCAGCGTCAGCGCCGAGGGCGGGATCGTTTCGTAGACCTCCCGCAGATTCTTGACCTGCAGCTCGCGGTGCAGCACCGCACTCAGCATCCGCGCCGCCATGAAGTTGTAGCAGCCGACGCGCGCCAGGTCGGCCCGCGTCAGCTTGTCACTCCCGATCTCGATGACCGCCGCGCGGGCGGTCTGCTGCAGGTGGTCGACGGCGTGCTTGCCGAGGATGGCGTTACTCAGGTGCATGTCTAGTCCTCCGGTGTCGTGGTGGTGGTTGGTGGCGTGGTCGTCGTCGTCGGTGGTACGGCGCGCGCCTCGGGCCTGCCCTCGTGCTTGGCCGCGAGCAGCAGCTGCTTGAGGGTCGAGGGGCCGCAGCGGTTCAGGGCGTCGAAGAAGGTGCGCAGCAGGTCGCGGGCGTCGAACGCCTCGCCGGCCGAGTCGCACGCCAGGGTCCAGCGCACCCGTCGCCAGGCGTGGTATTGCCCGTCCTTGCGGAGAATCATCGGCTGCAGCCGGAGGTGGAGCGGCTTGCCTGGGCGCTCCTTGAACGCGTCCTTGATCGTCAGGTCCGGATCATCGTCTCGTACGTATTCACTCAGCATTTTCGTGTCTCTCACTCCTGACACGCAGCGTAGCTGGAGAGACGCGTCGCTGTCAACCTGTCAGGCGCAGACCCCTACCGGGAGTGTGACAGGGGAGGTCACACCGCTAGCGGTCGGGGAGGCTTGATCTGGGGGAAAGGGCTGCGGTAGAAGGGACGCTTCCTACGGGGAAGAGCGGGCGACTTGATCCCCGAGCTGCCCGCTCTCCCCACTCTCCACAGGAAGGACGTGTCGATGACTAAAAACAGAACCACAGATCCGCCCGAAAGTCAACCCACGCTCACGACTCCCCTCGACCCCATCCCGCGCATCATCCCGTTCGGCGGCGTATCGCTCATTGCCGGCGCCGCTGGCACAGGCAAGACGGCCCTACTTGCGACGCTGCTGCGCGACCTCCACGACGGGCGGCTCATCTTCGGCCACCAGCCCAACCCGATCTCAGGGCTCGGCATCATCGCCAGCGACCGGGGCTGGTCGCGCGGGGCGGGCTTCTGGTTCGAGCGCGTCGGCTACGGCGACATCGCGCGCTACTGCATGGTCGACGACCCGAAGTTCGACCCCCGCAGCTTGCGGCGGAAGTTCGACCGCACCAAGCTCCTGCTCGACTTCATCGACAAGCTGAAGCTGGCGCCAGGCGGGGTCGTCGCGGTCGACCCGATCGGGCTCTTCCTCGGTGGGCAGCTGGTCGACTACGACACCTGCGCGGTCGCCTGCCTGGAGCTGCGGGCGGGGATGCGTGACCGGGGCCTGACCATCCTGGGGACGGCCCACTCCGGCAAGATGAAGACCGACAAGAACGCCCGCTACCTCCGCCTGCAGGATGCCATCCTGGGGTCGGCCGCGCTCTTCGGCTTCGGCGACACCCAGATGTATCTGGCCGCGCCCGAGGAGATCAACAAGCCCTACTTCGCCTTCCTCTGGCACCCACATGAAGCCCCACCGGAGCTGTTCCCGCTCGAACGTGACGAGCACGGGCTGTTCCTGCCCTACACCGGCGCCGACCGGGGCAGCTGCACGCGCGTGCTGCACCTCATGCCGGAGAACGGCGAGCCAATGACCCTTCAGTCGATCGTCGAACTGGCCGAGGCGATCCCCCTCACCCGCAAGACCGTGCAGCGGTCACTCCTTCAGCTCATCGAGGACGGCAAGGTCAACAAGACTCGACACGGGATCTACCGCCGGGTCGTCGTGCAGTAAGGCCACCGGGAGGGGGCGAAAGTCCCCTCCCCAGCCGCCGCCAAAAAGCGAAGAAACAGTGAACGTTGAGGCGGGGGGGTGTGTGGGGGGTGTGTGGGGGGTAAGTGACGTATATACAGATAGTACAAGATGGTACATGAGGTCGGAAAAATGTCCCTATCGACCCTGATCAGCCCCTGATCTAGTGTCCTTGTCCTAGTCGTGTCCTTTCCCCGTACTCCTAGAGCCTGAGAGACTTAACCCTGCTAAGGGCATAAAACTGAACTATATACGCCGAGTCGTATAAGGTTTTCGTGTGGCAAGCGAATCAGGCAGGGTCCGGCCCCGCCTGGCTCGCGTGCACCGGGCAGCTCGCCGCCCAGCCCTTCGGCGGGCAGCTGCACCCCGCCGGCACGTAGTGATTGACCGCCTGGCCGAGATACGGCGCCTCGGCCACCCACCCACCCCCCGCCGCGCGCAGCTGCCGCCGCTCGGCGATCGTCTGGATGGCGTCAGGAGGGGCCTCAGGGGCGTGTCTGCCGCCTCCAGGCGAGGGGAAGGCCAACAGGCCCACCACGAAGTGACCGCGGCACCTGGGGCATCGTAGGCGCTGTGTGAGGGGGTTCCAGACCAGTTGGTGCGCCTGCTTGACCGAGCGCCCCTGCTTGCGGGCGAGCTGCCGCCCCTTCTTCACCATCGAGCCCACGACTCGCACGCCCTCCTCGTCGTCGGACGCGAACAGGTGGCCGCAGCTCGGGCAGGCCAGCTCGAACTTGATCAGGCGGGCGTAGAAGCGATCGGCAGGCGGGGCGGTCGGGACGGTCGGCATCGGTGGCTACCTCCTGCGGTCGGAGTCTAGCAAGTTGTCGAGCGGTCGTCGCAAGGTACGATCGGTACTGTAGGTACGTACAGGTACCGGTACGGTAGGGCGCTGGGACTGAGGAGGCTGAAGAGGCTGAGCAGGCGACAGGCTCGGCGGCGGGCCGGCTGAGGGCGGAGCCGGTCGCCTGGGGGTCAGGGCAGCTGGGCGTCCTCAGCGCCGATAGCTGGCATCTGTGGGCAGCCAGTCCTCGGTCAGGATGCCCGTGTCGAGGAACTCGCGTTCCGCCGAGGTCAGGAAGGCGAACGCCTCGCGCACCGAATAGTCCCGCTGCGTCCAGCGATTCCACGCACGGTTGAGCGTCGCGAGGGCGATGTTGACGGTGATCGTCCGGCCTCCGCGCGTGATCGCCGTGCGCGTGCCGCCGTCGAGCGACTGCAGCGTGTAGACGGTGTGGTACTTGTTCACCCGGTAGATGGTCAGGGGGTCGGGTCCGTCGTCGCGGAGCTTCATGGCGCCTCAGTAGCAGCTGACGTGGGCGAACTCACAGAGCGGCAGGAGGAGCGGCAGCAGGGTGGCGCGCAGGTAGTCCAGCACGCTGATGTCGAAGTACCACCGCGCCAGCGCCACCACCAGCAGGGCCAGGACGAGTCGCTTGATCATGGCTGCGGCTCGTCCGCCGGCCGGCAGGCGCAGTGCTCCGCGCCCGGTGCCTTGCGCGGACACGTCCAGCCCGCCGGGCAGCCGTCGTGGTGGTAGTGCAGCGGCTCGCCGTGCGGGCAGTCGCGCACGCCGCAGACCAGGCACTCCAGGTCGGGGCAGTCGGCGGTCGGCGGGTGGGTCGGCAGCTCGCGGGCGATCCACGAGCGCACACTGAGCGGGTCGTAGATCAGGTCGAGCGCGCTCGGGGCGTCATCAGCCATAGGTCGTCCTCCTCAGCTGGGCAGCAGGCCCAGCTCCATCAGCCTAGCGTGCGACAGCAGCTGGCCGCGGGGCACGTCCTCCGGCGGGGGGAAGGTCGTCACGTCCAGCTCGACGCAGCTGACCTCGCCGCCGGGATTGCAGCCCAGCTGCCGCGCCTTGCGGCTCGCTGCCGCGATCCAGAACGCGCTCGCCGCGGCGTGCCGGAACTGGCGCCGCACCAGGCGGCGGGCGGCGTGCGCCTCCGCCTCGGTGACCTCGACCACCGCGACGCCGAGGAACCGGTGGCCCGCCGGCTTGCGCGGGTTGACGAAGGAGAGCCAGAAGGTCTTCATCACAGCGCCCCGAACAGCCGCCACAGCAGCAGCCCCGCCAACAGCCACAGGCACAGGATCACGACCGGGGGCAGCGGCTCACGCGTCCTCATCGCCCCCAGCCTGTAGCCGCGCCACCACCACCGCGTGCCCCGCCGCCGCCTCGTCCCAGGTGGAGTAGCGCCCCGCCAGATCGACCGCCGCCAGCCCCTCGCCCGCCAGGGTGAAGATCGCCGTCTCGAACAGCAGCGGCGGCGTGCCCCACATGCCGCTGATGCCCATCGCCATGCCCAGGAACGCCGTCGACACCACGCGGTCGCCGACCTGCTCGTAGCCGACGCTGCGCTCGCTCGGCAGCTCGGCGGTCATCTCCAGCCACCCGGCCCAGACCAGCACGTCAGGCTCGTGGATCGGCGTGTGCCCGTCCTCGCCGCCCAGGCGCCAGAACAGCCGCAGCGTGCCCTCGGGCAGGTCCATCAGTCCCGCTCCCGCTGTGCCGCCGCCGCAATCGCGTCGTGCCGCTTGACCGCCTCGGACAACCGCAGGTAGTAGCGGCGCACCAGCTTCCACCGCCGCATCGTGCGCGGTGAGCCGACGTAGTACAGCCAGCTGCGCTTGACGCGCCGGGGGATGCGCCCGCGCTTCACGGCCTCGGCTCCCCTGTGCGTACGTGCATGATGACGAAGCACGCCGCCTGCGCCTCCAGCCCCTGCGGCGGCCGCTCCAGCTCCAGCAGCGCACGCTCCACCAGGTCAGCCAGCGCGCGCGCCAGCTCGGGGCGCATGACCAGGGTGATCGGGGCTTCGGGGTCGCGTGGCCCCAGCAGCGACGACGGCGGCGGCAGCGGGTGATCGGTCATGGCTTCGGCTCCTCGGGCGCTGGCTCGGCGTGCTCCGCGCAGAGAATCTGCGTCCACATCTCGATCAGCGCCTCGCGGAGGTCGGGCGGGATCTCAGGGGCTGGTGTCGGCGGCTCTTCAGGTGTGCTGCTCATGGTCGCCCCTCCAGCCACTCCGCCGCCTCGCGCAGCAGCGCCACCGTCTGGTCGTCACCCGCCGCCCAGCCCTGCGGATGCTCGACGTCGCCCATCCGATCCGCCTCCAGTCGCAGGCGCGCGGCCAGCGCGTGCGCCGCCGCGTTGGGCGGGACGTCGCGCAGCTGCACGTGCAGGTCAGGCCCGCGCTCGCGAATCGCCGCCGCGATCTCTCCGAGCCGGGCGTCGAGCACCGTGAAGCCCGTCGCGAAGACCCGCGACACCAGGTAGGCCGTGGTGAGCGCGACGACCGCCGCGCCCAGGCCGAACGCCCCCGCGAACGCGGCCAGCGCGCTCATGGCTCGCCCTCCCGGCGCGCCTGCTCGTCGACGACGCGCCGGATCGTGGCCTGCGCCCCGCGCGCCGCCCGATTCAGCAGCGGCAACAGCTGCGCCGCCAGCCGTACGCAGTCGTCGTCGCTCAGGTCAAACTGCAAGTGATCGATGGTGAGGCGCGCCCCGTCGGCTCGCCCGATCAGGCGCTCCACCCGTACCCGCGCTCGCGCTCGCTTGCTCATGGCACACGCTCCCAGACCGTGAACACGCCGACGAATAGCAGGCCCGTCAGCGCGAGCAGGAGGCCCGTAAGCCATAGGAGAGTACGCACGCGCCGCTCGACGTCGTCCAGCGTCGTCGCCATCAGCGCCGCCCGCCCTTGCGGTCGTCCTCGCACAGCGCGTTCAGCCACCACGCCCCGAGATAGAGCAGCACCAACCCGATGACCTCGCCCTCGCTCATGGTCGCCTCGTCTCTTCCAGGTGTTTCAACCGGGCGTCGAGCACCTCCTCGACGCGCCGCAACTCGGCCCGCCACAACTCGCGCATGTCGTCAAAGCGCGTGTTCACCGCGTCGAAGCCCGCGCGTACCTGCCCCGTCAGCAGCACGTAGACGGCGAGCAGCGCCACGGCGTTGAGGACCACGGGTACGCCCAGCGCGAGATACAGTTGGGCGTTGGTCATGGCGTCCCGCCCTTCACCCGCGCCAGCACGCGCGCCGCCAGCTGCCCGTCGAACGGCTCGCCCCGATTCGGGCCGGCGAACCACCCGATCCAGCGGCCATCCGGTTGCGCGGTGCCGTGCGATTCGTCGATCTGCGTGAACCCATAGCCGCCCTCAGCGCGGCAGATCCGATCGAGTCGTTGCGCTTCGCGTGCCGGCGTCTTGCCGCGTCGCGTACCAAACATGTACTCGGCGCTCATACCTCCGCCTCCGCTTGCGCCCGCGCGGTCTCGGCGTCCGGCGCCTCATACCCGTTCCGCGTCAACCAGTCCGCCGCCGTCGCCGCATCCACCTGCGTCCAGGTCTCGCGGCTGCCCTGCTCGCCGCTCCAGCGATTGACCACGTACACGCCCGTCCGCGTGCAGTAGAGCGCTTCATGCACCCACGGCGAACCCGTCGCCCGGCTGCAATGGTTCCGCCCGTCCCAGAATGTATCCTCCTCAAACTTGCGCGCCTTCGCCAGGTCGAACCACCGCCCGTTGTCGATCAGCTGTCGCTGCATATGCCTACCGCTTCCTTCCGGCGCGTCATGCGCCTATATCACACTGTGTCATCATACCGCTGCTGTCTACTCCGCCACCGCCGCATGCTTGCGCCGCCCCGTCGGGCAGTGCGTGTTGTTGCCCCGATCGCGCCAGTCCGGCCGCTTGCGGTTTGGGCAGCCTTCAATCTCCAGGTCGCAGTAGCGGCAGACCGTCTGCCGTACCGCGTCCTTGTCGTCTGCTTCCTCACGCTCGCGCAGCTGCGCCAGCCGCTGGTACTCCGCCGCTGCCGCGTCGTAATCGTCGACGCTCCAGGCGGTACGCCCGCCCGCCCGCATGGCGCGGTTGCCCGCGTCGGTCGCTGCTGCCCGCGCGATCGTGTCGGTCATCCGTGGGCTCATGACGTCGCCCCTTCCTTGTCATCCGCCTCGATCACTTCCCACGAGTACGCCTCGCGCGCCTCGCGCGGATTCTCATCGATCGCCACCATGTCGCGTTTCCACGCGCGCGCCTCGCGCTCTGCCGTGCGCCGGTTGGTGTAGATGCCCGCCAGCGTGCCGCTCGCGTGGCCGTTGTCCCAGAGGATCTGGTAGCGGCTCATCGGCCAATCTCCTTCTTGAACTCCGCCACCGTCAACGGTCGACTGGCCGTCACGTACTCGCCCCCGCTGCGCTGCCAGTACGCGCTGAACCGTGGCCGGCCCGTCGCGAAGCAGTGATCCATGGGCTCGCCGACCATGAAGGCGCCGCCGATCCACACGGCCGGCGGGAGAATCTCTAACATCTCGTGGTACTGCTCGCGTGTGGTCGCTTCCCAGACGATCGGCCCCTGCTGGCGCGCCACCGCCGCGGCTTGCCAGTCGGCATAGGTCATCCGCACCGCTCGCGGCTCGCGCGCGCGTACCTCCGCCTCGGTATGCCCGCAGATCGCCGTCCGCCCCGTCGACGGATTGATCGTGTCGATGATGGACGATCGCCCAGGCACCGCGTAGACGTCGGGCTGTGCCGGCTGTGGCTGCTGCTGTCGCTGCTGTTCGTACATGATGCTGCTACTCCTGTCGTTGGCGTGATTGCCGTTGTCGTTGTCGTTGCCGTCATCGCTCCCGGCCGGCTGCCGCACTGGTACGCAAGCAGCCGGCCGAGTCGTACGCGCGCGCCGCTTGCTACCGTGCCGAGAACAGCTCGACATCGCGCCAGCCGGCCGCCATGCTGGCCCCGTACACCAGGTCCGCGACGCGCTGCCGGAAGACTAGCCGATCGGTTTCGGTTTGCAGGTCTGGCCCGGCTGCTACCGCCCAGACGTGCTCCGTGCCGGCGAGTACCTCGGTCAGCCCGGCCGCTCGTGCGGTTGCCGCGTAGTGCGCCACGTGCACCGGCCCCACGTACACGCGCACTTTCCAGTACTTGATCGTTGTGGTGGTCTTAGCCATTGGTGCACAGCTCCGCGATCTGGCCCGCTACCGCGGCCTCGACATCCGTACCAGTTTCCGCAGCGCGCCGGCCGGCCGCATAGACCTTGCCGATATCCATCACGTTGATCTGCTTGCCGGCCGCCAGGCGGTAGTACGCCGCTTCAATCTGCTTGTCGATGACCTTCGCCCGCATGGCCAGCGCTCGCCTAGTTGGCAGTTTCCCGAATCGTCGCGTGTCCTCAAACATCCTACTAACCCTCCCTTAGAGCTGAATCGCTCCGCGTTAGCCTGGCACCGCCCCGATCGTCGGACGCTCCAGGCTAACCCGCAGCGCGCCAGCTGGCGCCTAGCTCGCTTCTGCGTCGACGTCGACTTGCGCGCTGGCGTCTTGCGCGCTAGTCGCTTGCTCGCGCGCCGCTTGCTCGCGCGCGCGCTGCTGTTCTCGCTCTGCCGCGGCTAGCTCTCTCTCCTGTACCCACGCGCGCGCCAACCCGTCGACGTGGTAAATCCCGTCGGCGATCGTCATGATGCGATTGTCGCTTTCGTCGTAACTCCATCCCAGAGACTTACCCCGCAGGACAACGATCGCATCCGCCCCGATCGCATGGGCCACGCGCGCCACGTACGCGCCGATCGTGGCAGCGCTGCCAAACTGCGCGTACACCCGATCCATGCGCTTTTCCACAGTGGCTAGCGTCTTCGCCATATGTTCCGCCCGGCGCCGATCGATACTGAAGACGTCACGATAGGTCACGTCGAATCCGTATAGGTTGCGTGGCTCATCGCGGTTATTCCCCTGCGAGTTCACCTGCAGCCCGTCAAGCCAAAGCCCGTCGTACAGCTCATCCCCGGCATTTCGGATCTTCGACGGGCTAACCGTACGCGCATAGTCGCTCCGCCCCTCATCGATCGATCGCATCTCCCAGCGATTCAACCCGATCGTGACTACCGTGGCGCGTACATGGTAGTAATCGCCGTCTCTCTTCTCGGTGACGTACAGTCCCAGGCGTACTGGATTCTTGGTCGTCTTGCTCTTGCTCATATCGTGGCTACCTCTCAGTTAGAGCTGAATCGCTCTAGATTGCAGCCGGGAGAGTCACTCTCCCGGCTGCAAGCTGCAGCGCGCCAGCGGGCTAGAAGTTAAACGCTAGCTTGTTGTCGCAAACGGTCGGAACGGGCTTGTACTGCACAGCCACGATCGGCGCTGTCCAGTCCGACGGCACGACAGCCGACGGCATGGGCGGAGGGACGATCGGCGCCGGGCTGAGTGGGGCCATGGGGCCAGCGTTAGGCTTATCCCGTCCGGCGCCAGCAGCCACGACGATCGGCGTCACGGCGCCGGCTGTCCTGTCCTCAGCAGCGCGCCAGCGAAGCGCTTGCGCGATCGCCGTGTCGACAGCTGCCAGGCGATCGATCGTCGCTGGCAGTAGGTCGCGATTCACAATCACGATCCTGTAGGTGTGCGCTGCCAGCTCTAACGCGTCCGTCGGAACGGTGGCTGTCACGTTGTGCGCAGTCACGAACGCGAACGCTCTAAGGCCGTAGTCTTCCGCGGTTTCGTCGCTGCCACGTGGTGCCAGCTCTGGCAAGCGCGGATACGCCGCGGCTTGTGCATCCAGCTGGCGCCGCGAGAAGCGATCGCCCTTGATCGGGCAGCCTGTAGGGCACGCGATCGGGAAGTGCCGCCCGCAGGATTCAGCGGGCTGAATGGGCGGTGTAGTCGGTGTGGTCATCATGATCGGCTCTGTCTCCTCTAGTCCGTAGTTTCGGCTAGTGGTACGGACTGGCCAGCAGCTAGCCCGTACCCTAAGCTCAAACGACGATCTAGGCTGCCACGAGCGAGCGCGTACCCTTGCGCAGCAAAGCCGCGGCAAGCTGATCCATTTCCAGTCGCTGATCCTGATAGCCGGCCGTTTGCGACGATCGCGTCAACCCTTGCGAGAGACCCCAGAACGATCGCGGGCTAGCGTCAAAGCTCTGTTCACACGTGGCGTACGCTTCCGTCGCCTGTACGCGCGTGGCGCCCATGGCCATGAGTTCATCAATACAGGCTTCCCGCGTATGCGCTACTTCCGTGTCGAGTAAATGCCGGATGATGGTTTCATCCGCGCTAGCCGGGCGATCGATCCACGTGCGAGCGATCGTGCCTACTTCGCGCAACACGTCCCGCAGGACCTTAGAGCCCACATGCCGACGGCGATAGGTCTTGTCGATAATCGCCCCCCATAACATGTGATTGCCACAGACAAACTGGTAAAGTACGCGCTGAATCACGGCGGCCGCGGCGCCCACTTCACTGTTCCGTACCATCAGCGCGCGGTACATCTGGCCATTACCCGATCGGACGCTAGGATCGTTGACGATTGAGCCACCCTTGCAGAGCAACAAGAATGAGTCACGATCGGACGCGTACGCGCCACCTGGCGTACCGTCCCATGTGGGCGGTGTGGTCCACCCATGCTGCCCTAACGTGTTGACGATCGGCGCCAGCAGATCGGCATCGTACAGCCGGCCGTAACTCTCGGAGGTAATCGCGCGCGCTGTGACGCCCGCGTCGCCCAGCTGGCCGAGAATCACGGCGGTACTGCCGGCCGCTGTGGTCCGTAGGCCGTAGTTCAACGCGTCAGCTGCTACCGTGGCGGGAAGCGATCGGATATACGCGGCCGGCGCTCCGACCATGCGGCAAAGCTGGCCATGGCTCCACGGCGTCAACTCCGCGACCCCTTTAGGACTGGCCAGCTGGACGCGTCCGATCGTCCCGTTATCAGCGATCGGGAGAATCCGCAGGTCTTTCGCGTTATAGCTCACTTCGCGACAGGCTGCCTTGCGCGCTTGCGAGAACTGCACGAGCGATTCAGGCGACGCGTATCGCTCATCTGCCGGCCGGCGGTAGTACTCGGTTTGTGCTGCTGAGATGTTCATGTTTGCTGCTACCTCACTAGGCGCCGGCTGTATGCCGACTGCCACAAGTAGCCTAGCAATCGGTCTGCCAACTGTCAAACATGCATTCTGTCAGGAAAGCGAAAGCTAGTCGGCGCCGATGATGACTAATGGTGATAGGTCCGGCGCCTTGGTAGACTCGCGCACTGTACCCTGTCGACTATTCGCCGGCCGGCATCTCGTTTGTATGCAACAACTTACAGGTTAACATAATATACATTCTCGGACGCTGGGCGTATTGCTGGCATTTCCAGCTGATGCGAAGCTAGCCGGCCGGCCGGCGCCGCAGCTAGGCGAAAGTAAGTGAGCTAGCAGCGCGCGCGCAAGTGAGATGTCAGGCTACTGACCAGCTACTAGCTCAACAGCAAAGCCCATCCATTGTCCGCGAGGCTGCCCGGGGGGGTGGGGCCAGAGCCCGCACCCGACATCAGCAATAATTTTTGTGGAATCTTTCTACAGAAATGCCCTGTGCAGCCCTCGATCGAGTGTCCGGCGGCCCCGGTTTCCCGGCATAAGCAGGGGGGCTCGCACGCGCGCGGGGCAGGCAAGGGGGGCTAGACAGCCCCGCCGAACAGTGCTCTCGTGTCTACCAGCCCTGATGTTCAAGCGATTCGCAGCGGCGTGGCTCCTCCGGCGGCTTCTGCGCGAGCACACCCGCCTCGCCGACGCGGTGGAGGCGCTCGCGACCGCCCACACCCGCCTCGCCGACCACTTCGCGCCGATCCTCGCAGCGGTGACCGACAGCGACCGCGCCACCATCCGCGCGGACACCGGCGTCTCGCACATCGACGTCGACGACGTGGAGCTGGCCGAGTCCTTCATCGCGCGCAGCCAGGCGGCGACCGGCCACACCCCCGACGAGGACGAGATCCTGATCTACCTCGGGGATGAGCGCACCCGCGACCTGGGCGAGCGCCTCGCCGCGCGTGAAGGCGAACTGGCGCGGTTGGCGGAGGCGCGGCGATGAGCGCGCGACGGGTGCGGCGCGACTCGCGCGTGGGCGGCAGTGTCAATCCACCGGCTGTGCCTGCGCTCGATCGCCAGGAAGTCGCGCGCTTCCTGCGGCCGCAGCCGCCCATCGAGGTGCCCCGGCGCGCGGTCGCCGCGACGATGCCCGGGCTGATCGCCGGCGAGGTCCTCGGCTATCGCGTGATTCGGCGGCTGGACTGATGGCGATCCGCATGTTGCCCAACCCCGACGATCGCCCCGCCAAGCCGGCGCCTGCGGTGCGCCTCCCGGCCGGGCCACGCGCCCCGACCATCCTCACCACCGCGGAGCTGACGCTCAACGGCGACGCCATCGAGACCTTTGTGAAAGCGGTCGGCGGGCGGGAGAAGCTCCTGGCCGTGCTGGCCATCTGCGACACCGACAGCAGCAGCGACAAGGTCGTCAACTGCCTGCTCGACGACACCTATAGCAGCTGGAGCCTGCGCCGCATCTGCGCCTACGCCGGCATCACCGTCGCGGAACTCTTCGCCACCTACAAGCGCGCGCTCTTCGCCCAGGCCCACATCGAGGCCGCGCACAAGATCACCGAGAAGCTGGTGCCGATCGTCGAGGACGTCATGGCGCGGGCGCTGCCGGGCACCGCGATCTGCCCGCGCTGCAACGGCCAGGCGGTCCCCGACACCGCGCCTTGCCCCCAGTGCGCCGGCACCGGCAAGGTCGAGACCGAGCCCGAACTCCCGCGGCAGAAGCTGGCGCTCGAACTCGGCCGGCTGATCGAGCATCGCGCCGGGGTGATGGTGCAGCAGAACGCGATCGCGGCTGGGACCGGTGCCGCTGCCACCACGCTGCAGAGCGGCAGCCTCGAACAGCTCCAGCAGGTGGTGGGCGACCTGCTGTTCTCGCCCGGGCGACGCCGCGCCTCGGCGCCCCAGCCCCCCACGATCGACGTCTCCCCCGCGGAGGGCAGCGATGCCGCCCCCGGCGATTGACGTCCCCCTCTCCTACCGCTTCCTCCCGGCCGAGGAGTGGCACCGGCTGGCGGCGATCGAGCCCTTCCGGACGTGCGGCCTGCCCGACCCCGACGGCTGGTCGGTGCTGGTGGTCGAGCGTGGCGACCAGATTGTCGGCAGCTGCAGCCTGTTCACGGCGATGCACTGGGACTGCTGGTGGATCGACCCCCGCGAGCGCGGCGCCACCCGCGGCGTCATCCTGCGCCAGCTGCTGCGCGAGGCCCTCGCCAGCTTCCACAACGCCGGGATCGAGCAGGTCTACACCGGCGCCGAGGACGCCCAGCCGGAGGTCGCCGACCTCCTCACGCGGTTTGGCTTCGCGCCGGTGGCGGGGCAGCTGTTCATGTTGACAGTCGCCGACGCCGCCGTGGCGTTCGGTACGAGGTAATCCATGGGCGCGATGTCACAGAACTTCCAGGGGCTGAGCACGCCGGGGCCGATGGGCAAGAAGATCGGCCAGCTCGGCGTGATGGGCCAGGCCATGGGGATGGGTGGCCCGGGCGGCGGCGGTGCCGGTGCCCCGAAAGCTGGCGCCCAGGGCGTCCCGGGGTTCAAGCCGCAGGGCACGCCGATCGGCCAGCTGGTCGCGAACATGGGCGGGATCGCCAAGCAGATGCAGCCCCAGATGCCCGCGCCAGGCCAACCTGGACAACCTCCGCCGCAGGGTACGCCCGGCCAGCAGGCGCAGCCCCAGACGCCCCCGGGCGGCAACGCCAGTGGCGCCGGACCTGGCTACCCCGGCGGCGCCGCTGGTGCGGGCTGGCAGCGGCCGCAGCCTCCGCTCACCCCTGGCGTAGCCGTCGGCGGCGCGGGTCCCTTCGGCCCGGGGCGTCGCTACCCTGGCGGGCTGATGGGGCGCGGGGGCTGGGGCAGCAACGACAACCCAGGCTGGAGCCCCGGCGGTGGCTGGGGCAGTGGCAACGGGGTGGGCGAGGCGGGCGACCAGGGTGGTGGGCAGGGCGAGATCAGCCCTTACCCGTGGCCGGCCCCGAACGTCGTGTACTAGGCGGGGCTGGTGTATCACCCCGACCTCATCGCCGAGGACGAAGCCGAAGTCACCGACAACTTCTTCTCCGTCTTCGACGGCCCGCTGCCTTGGTACTCCCCCGACGACTCCGCGACCTTCACCGCCGACATCTCCTACGCCTACGACGAGGAGTCCTCGACCCTGCGCCGCGCGCTCACCGAGGACGAGCAGCGCTTCATCAACGCCACCAAGCTGCGGGTCATCTTCGACTACCCCTACTTCGCCGAGCGCTTCTGCTGGATTGACGAGGAAGGCCACGGGCTGCGAAGGCTCTGTCCGCTCTGGGAGAGCCAGAAGCTGGTGCTCGACCAGCTCGCCCGCCTCGAAATGGCCAACGTCCAGAGCGGCAGCCCCGACGGCCTGCTCCTCAACATCCTCAAGGCCCGACAGCTCGGCGTCTCGACCTTCGCCGAATCCCTCGTCTTCCACCGCATCGTCACCCGCCATCACGTCCGCGCGCTGTGCGGGGCGGACGTCGAGGACCAGGCCGGCTACCTCTTTCGCATGGTGGTGCGGCTCTACGACCAGCTGCCCTGGTTCCTGCGCCCCGGCAAGGTCTACTTCACCAAGAACCGCGAACTCAGCCTCACCAACCAGTGCTACCTCAAGACCGCCTGGGGCAAGTCGACCCGCGGCGCGCTCCAGTCAGTCTCCGGCGCCGAAGGCAGCAAAGGATCGATCGGCCGCGGCCAGACCTTCTCGGTCGTGCACATCAGCGAACTCCCCACCTGGGAGAACCCCGAACAGCTCGACACCGCGCTCCTCCCCGCCATCCCCTACAACGCCGACACGCTCGTCCTCTACGAGGCGACCGCCGAGCACGCCGGTGACTGGTGGCACACTCACTGGCTCGCCTCGGGGGAAGGCGAGGGCCGCTTCCGGAACATCTTCATCCCCTGGAGCGCGGAGCCCAGCAAGTACTCGCTCCCGGCGCCAATCGACTGGAGCCCCAGCAGCTCCACCGTCGCCCACGCCGACAAGTGCGAGCGCGACTCGCCGAAGTGGTACGGCGGCCGCACCGTCACCCTCAACCGCGATCAGCTCTACTGGTACGAGAAGACGCGCCGCTTCTACGAATCGAAGGGGCAGCTCTACAAGTTCCTCAAGGAGTATCCGGCCGACGACCACGAGTGCTTCCAGTACGCCGGCCGCTCGGTGTTCACGCTGGAGCAGCTCGAAGCGATCGACCGCGCCGGATCGCTCCGCCCGCTCAAGGACGTCTGGACGGTCGAGCCGGCGCTGGAGATCGCGCAGCTGCGCCGCGACCTGCTCCCCGGCGACAACCCCGACATCCAGCCGCAGCGCCCGGTGCCGCCGCTCTCGCCCCACAGCTCGCCGCGTTCGACCGGCGTCAGCCAGGACACCAACCCGGTCCCGCCCGGCTACGGCTTTCGTCGCCTCGACAAGTCGCAACTGGCGCAGCTCCCGAACCTGCGCCACTCGGTCCTCAGCATCTGGGAGTACCCGCGGTTGCGCGGCGAGCGCCGCTACATCATGTCGGTCGACGTCAGCGACGGCCTCGGCCGCGACTACTCGATCATCGACGTCATCCGCCAGCCGACCATCAAGGAGCCGGCCGAGCAGGTCGCCCAGTACTGCACCAACAAGCTCGACCCCAAGGCGCTGGCCTTTGTCGCCGACGCCATCGGCCGCTACTACACCGACGCCGACGGCATCGAGGCGATGGCCGCGATCGAGACCAACAGCCACGGCCTGGCGACCCAGGACGTCCTGCAGCTGCATCTGGGCTACGGGCTGTTCTACGTCTGGGAGTACGCCGACGCCGCCAACGCCGAGCGCCGCTACTCGACCCGCATCGGCTGGATGACCTCGCCGCGCACGCGCCCGCTGCTGCTCGCCAGCTACCACTCCGCGATCACCACCATCGACCCGCTCTCCTCTCTGCCCGACTTCATCCTCAACAGTCCGATCACCAGGGGGGAGTTGCGCCACTTCATTACGCAATCGACAATCGGCGAAGCCGAAGCCGCGCGCGGGCAACACGATGACGCGGTGATGGCCTCAGCAATCGGCTTCTACGTTGCCTGGCGCATGTCCGGGGGCGAGATCGAGCCGGTCGCCGAACGCCGACGCCGCAAGGCCGCGCTCGACGCCCTCAACCAGGAGAAGGGCGAGCGCGCGGTCGTCGACTACCGGAACTCACCCGCGACGGCTGAAGAAGCCGACGACACGGAGATCGACCATGGGGAAACCGTCAGCGACGATGTCTACTCCCTCAGCGAGGGAGATCCCGGCGGGCTCTACTTCGACGACCGCACGCGCGCCTAGGGCGGTCATCGCCGACATCCAGCAGCTACTGACCGAGCTGGTCGCCGGGGCGTTGCCGGTGGCGCCGTCCGGTGCGCTCACGCTCACCCGCTTCGAGTGCAGCCAGATCGAGGAGGTCACCGGCATCGGCACGACCCGCAGCCCTGGCGAGCTGATTCGCGCGGTCGCGCGCCTGGCGAGCATCCAGGTCGGCGACATCCGCATCCCCTTCACACCGGGACAGCTGGAGGAGTTGCGCCACCGCGCCCACAAACGCGGGAGGTCGGTCGCCGAGGAGATGAAGGCGGTGGTCGATCGGCTGCAGGACGAACTCTTCTACAAGGGAGGCTAGCGTGGCGCTCCACGACTTCTGGTGTCAGGTCTGCGGGCAGGTGCTCGTGGACATCAACGTCCCGATCGCAATCGGCGCGACCGCGGGCGCCCCGCTTCACTGCGGTCAATCCACTTCCTGGATTCCTTTTACCCGCGCGATGGACATCGGCGCGGTCAAGGGCGCCGGGTTCCGCGGCTTCACCTGTCGCGACGGCAAGGGCAACCTGGTCGAGGTCGACAGCCTCCACACCATGCGGCGGATCGAGCGCGAGAGCGAGCAGGCGTATCGCAACGGCGAGGGCGAGCCGATCGTCTTCCGGCGCTGGGCCAACACCGACAGCAACAAGGACGTGCACACGCTCGCCCCGCCTGGGTGGACGGGTGGCGCGCAGCCCGACCCGGCCTGGGTGAAAAAGAACGCCGGGGCGCTCAAGCGGGATGCGAGCGTGGCGGACACCGAGTTCGGGCCTGGCATCAACGAGAGCACCCCGAGCGCGCTCGATCACTTGTCGAAGGACTGATGCAGCAGGATCTGCAGGCACTGGATCGTCGCGGTCTGCATCTCGATGGTCGCGATGTTGTGGGCGATGGTCTGCTCGTCGACCTTGATCGTCGCGCGCAGCTCCTCGATCGCCTCGACGAAACTGGTGAACAACCGGTACACCTGCCACTGCTCCTCCGCCGTCAGCTCGCCATGCTCGTCCGCCCAGTCGTCGCAGTGCAGGCACTCGGCGTTGTGATCGGGGTTGTAGTACGGGCAGGTCTTGCCCTTCTCCAGCAGGTCGTGCGCGCGTTTGAGGTCGTTCGTCAGGTCGTTGTCCATCGGCTACTCCTTCTCCCGCACGCGCTTCTCCAGGCGCAGCGCCGTCTCGCAGACCTTCTCGCCGACCGCGTCGACCAGGGCGCGCAGCCGCTCGATCTCGACGGTCTGCTCGGCGATCTGCGTGTGCAGCTTCGCCGCAGGCTCGGAGATCGCCGGGTCGAGCGCGAGCTGCTGCTGCCACGCGAGCAGGTCGTTGACGGCCTTGCGCGGGTCGGTCTCGTGTTCCTTGGTCAAGATCCAGTCGACCACGCAGGCGTCGATGATGGCGTCCTGCCACGGCTGGAGCCGCTCGATCTCGGCGACGAAGCTCTCCAGCAGCTTGTAGGCGGCGTAGATGTCGGCGCCGTAGATCGCTCCCTCCCCGAGGTTCCCACGCTGGGTGTGGGTCGTGCCGTCGGGATGGTGAATGGTCAGTATGTCGATGCCGCCGCGCCCCTTTTCCAGGATCTCGCGCGCGCGCTTGATGTCCTCGTCGATCGTCTCGTAGTAGCTCACGCCTCAGCCTCCATGACTCCTAGTCATCACCTCACCGCGGGAGCCTAACACAGCATGGCCTTCTCCGCCTCCGCCATCCCCGACCTGCCGCGCGCCACCATCGAAACCCTCCAGAACGGCGACCCGCGGGTCCTCAGCTGGCTGCGTGAGTGGGTGCAAGAAGGCGACCTCATCAACCGCCAGGACCCGAGCTACGACCTGATCTCAAAAGCGCAGGACTACATCACCGGCCAGCAGCGCTCGGCCGAAACCTGCAAGCTCTCGTACCTGCCGCAGGTGACCATCAACGAGACCCGCAAAGCGATGCAGGCGCACGTCTCGGCGATCACCGACCTCAAGCCCGTCGCTGGCTGGAAGACCAACCCCGAGTACCAGGTGCAGGCCAACCTCCTGAACCAGTACCTGATGTCGGAGTGGGTCACGACGATGATGGACCTCGACCTCGGCGACTGCGTCAAGTACTCGCTCGCCGGAGGCACGGGCGATCTCGTCGTCGACTGGGACCCGCACGCCCCGCAAGGCGGCGCCCACCAGCTGACCGCCCGTGACCCGCGCGACACCCTGCCCTTGCGCCCCAGCTTCGGCCGATCGAATCAGCTGTGGGAAGGCGTCTGCTTCCGCGAGGAGCACACCGTCAACGTCCTGCGCGGCATGTATCCGGCGAAAGCGCACCTCTTCAACGCCTCGACCGACACCCTGCTCGGCCAGGTGATGGGCCGCTTCCGTACCGGCCTGTCGCGCCTGCTCTCGCCCTCCGACCCGCTCGACTCGATCGCCTGGCCGGGCTCCGCGGGCACGCTCAAGAAAGCGCGCGCGGGCTCGATCGTCGTCTACCGCGCCTACTTCAAGGACCGCACCCGCAACCTCACCAGCTCGGCGATCCCGATGGGCGCCGCCGGCACCAACTGGGCGTATCTCGTCCAGCCCAAGCAGCCGCTCTACCCGCGCGGCCGCCTGCTCGTCGCCACCGAGGACACCATCATCTACGACGGCCCCAACACCTACTGGCACGGCATGTTCCCGTTCTGCCGCCTCAAGCTCTGGAGCGTCCCGTGGCAGTTCCTCGGCATCCCGCTGTTCAACGACCTCCTCCCGCTGCAGGACGCGATCAACGACACGGTCCAGGACGTGCGCCTCGCGATGCGGCAGTGGACCAACCCCGACATCACCTACAACCGCACCGCGGTCTCCGAAGCCACCATGAAGCTGATGGACCCGCGCCGCCCGGGCAAGCGGGTCAAGGTGATGCCCGGCTTCGGCGACCCGTGGAAGAAGGAGGAAGGCCCCGCGCCGCAGATCATTCAGCTCGGCATCGAGATGTGGGAGAAGCTCACCACCAAGTTCGCGGACCTCTCGGGCACCGCCAACCTCAGCGCCCTGCTGCAGCTGCGGCAGATGCCCTCGGCCGATACCATCCAGAAGTACTACGAGGCGCTCACGCCCGAGATCCGCAACGAGGCGCGCCAGGTCGAGCTGTTCCTGCGCGACTTCTCCGAGATGGTGAAGTCGAACTACTTCCAGTTCCTCTCGACCGCCAAGCGCATCGCGGTGCTCGGCCAGGGCGGCGCGATGCTGAACGAGTTCGACTTCGACCCGGATAAGTTCGTCCCCAGCCTGCTCCCGGGGCAGGAGGGCTACACGCCGGAACTCGATCTCAACACCACCTCCCGCGACCAGCGCGCGCAGTTCATGACCAAGCAGTTCATCTTCATCATCGCGCCCAACTCTGTCCTGGCGATGGACGCGCAGGAGCGGAAGATGATGCGCGTGCAGCTGGCGCGTATGGGCTACTACGACTTCTGGTCGCTGCACGAGACGCTGGAAACCCCCAACGTCGGCGCCCCGCCGGCCATCCCACTGCCGCCGCTCAGCCCGCCGCCGCCGGACGTCCTGGCGCAGATGCTCGGCCAGGTGCAGAACACGCCCGGCGCGCTCCAGGCGATGGCGACCGGGATGATGCCGCTGCCGCAGTACACCGACCCGGCGACGTCGCGCACCTTCACGATGGATCAGGGCATGGGCACGATCCTCGAACTGCGCGTCCCGGTCACCGTGACCGAACGGTTGCAGGCGCAGTCGATGCTGGGGATTGGCCAGACCGAGAACCCAGCGGGGAGGAAAGCGTCGGGCGGGGCGCCGCCGCAGCAGGAGACCAAGAACGATCAGCCCGGCGGGCGACAGACGATCACCGAGTCGAAGAAATAGCAGGAAGTCACTCGTAGGAGGCAGCCATGATCCTGACCGTCACCGGCGTGCTCGTGCTCCTCGCGCTCGCTATCACGATCGGCTCGGCGATCGGCCGCGCGCCGCTGTGGATCGCGGTGCTGCTGCTGACGCTCGTGCAGATGCTGGCGCTGTTCCCCCGGTGAGCTGAGCGATGCCCGGCCCGATCATCGCCAACCCCACTCCCGAGTGGATGAAGCCGGAGAACGCCTCCGTCTTCGACCCGATGTGGAAGCGGCTCGCGCGCAAGGCGGGACATCTGGTCGGCGCGGACGATCCGCAGTCGCAGGTCGTCGCGATGGCGGCGCCGATGGAGGTCGGGCCGAGCGGCGGGTTGATGGGGCTCGCGCAGAAGTACCTGGGCAAGGCGATTCGCGCCTATCACGGCTCGCCGCACGACTTCGACAAGTTCGACTTCAGCAAGATCGGCAGTGGCGAGGGGGCGCAAGCCTACGGGCATGGGGGCTACTTCGCCGAGGCGGAAGGTATCGCGCGTCACTACCGCGATGCGCTCGCGACGCCAACGGTCGAGATCATGGGGCAGCCACAACAGGTGCCCTCCTGGAGCAGCGATCTCTCCCCCCAGCCGCGTCTCATCCGGCGTCTCGCGGACAAGCGAGCCAAGCTCCCCGATCTGCCCGACACAGCAATCGTAGCGAAGACACGCGACGACCTGCGCTTCGACCTCGACCACGTTCCCTCGTGGGACAACGGGACCCGCAACGCCTTGCAGAATCAGCTGGAGATCCTCGACGCCGCGGAAGCCCGTGGCATCCGCACCACGCACGGCGGCAAGATGTACGAAGTCAACATCGCCGCCGACCCCAAGCACCTCCTCGACTGGGACGCGCCGATCAACGCGCAGAGTGTGCCCGTCCAGACGGAACTCGGCACGCGGCTGTCCGCTAGAGAACTCGGACTGACGGGCTCTCGCGCCTATGGTGGCGTCCCGACAGGGGCGGATGTGTACTCTCGTCTCGGACGCGGGGAGGTGGCGTCACGCTACTTGAAGGACATCGGTATCCCCGGCATCAAGTATCTCGATCAAGTCTCCCGCACCCAGGCGAGCGACATCCCCTACCTCCAGGAGGAGATTCGCCAGGCGCAAAACGCCATCAAGCACGCGGGTTCACCCCTGATGCTGGAGTTCGCACAGACGACGCTCGCCAACTGGGAGCAGCTGCTCGCCGAGGCGGTCGCGGCCGAGCCCACCCTGACGCGCAACATCGTCATGTTCCCCGGCACCGAGAACCTGATCTCGATCGCGCGCAAGTACGGCCTCCTCCCGCCCCTCGCCGCCTCCGCCGCCCCGCGCGCACTCGATGCCCTGCGCACCGGCCAGTCGCGCGATCAGCTCGCCACGCCACCGCCAGCGCCGCCCTCGTCGCGCTGAGGGGGGCTTGACGCCCTCCCGATCTCCCCTGACGCTAACTCTCAGCTCATGCCCCTCACCCCCAGCGGATCGAAAGTCCTCAGCTCGATGCAGGACCAGTACGGCCCCTCAAAGGGCGAGCGTGTCTTCTACGGCTCGATCGCCAAGGGCAAGCCTGGTTCCTCGAAGTGGGAAGGCAGCAAGCGCCCCACAGCCCCCCGCTCCCTCGCAGGAGGGCGTCGCTGATGGCCTCGGGTGAATCCTTCGACGACATGATCCACCGCGTGCAGACGCGGCGCGTCAGCAACGGTCAGCGCGGGAGTCGCCCCGGCAGCAGCCCCGCAGGAGACAGCGCGATGCCCCCATTCCAGAAAGCCAGCGCCAGCGCCCCGACCTCCGCCGCCTCGACCGGCAGCTACCGCGACACGCCGGTCTCACCCGCGGTCGCCAAGGGCGGTCGTGGCAAGTCCGACGGCAAGCCGTTCGGCAAGAAGTCGAGTAGCAAGTTCGGCTTCAGCAAGGGTGGCGGCTTCGCGGGTGGGAAGCGCTGATGGCTGACAAGGGCGATCGTCCGACGCCACCAGCCGCGCCGAAGAATCCCTTCGCCGCGGACATGGAGAAGAGCACCCGCGCCTCGATGACGGAGCCCTTGTCGGGGAGCCGTCGCCGGGGCGACGACGAGCTGTATCGGACGGTCAATCGTTCCTACTACGACAAGTTCCGGTCGGAACCGCCGCGCCCCGACGAGCTGTCGAAGCGCGAGTTCAGCTCGATTCGCGATGACATCGCCCTCCCGAAGGAGACGACCAAGTCTCCCTCGCGCAAGCCGATCACCGCGCCCCGCTCTCTTTCAGGAGGACGACGCTGATGCCCTTCCCCGGCTCTCCCAGCTTCGGCGGCGGCGGCTTCCCCGGTCTCGGGCCGACGCCCGGCTCCGGAGCGCTCGACGCCCCTCCTCCCTCGCCGACCGCGATGGGCGGTCCCCCACCTGGCGCGCCCGGTGGCGGCGGCCCGTTCTCGATGAAGGGCCTGGCCGGCTCGATCCCCTCCAGCGGGATGCCGCCCGAGGTCACAACCGGCATCGTCTCCTCGGCGCAATCGGTCAACGACATCTTCGACAGCTGGCTGCAGATCACCCCCGACCAGCAAGGGCTGCTCGGCATGATGAAAGACCTGCTGGCGCAATACACCGCGAGCCTGATGGGCAGCGGCGCCGGCCCTGTGTCGCCCACCGCCGCCGGCCCCGCCCCGCCGATGGGCGGCATGGACCGTGGCATCTCGGGCGCGGGCGCGATCTAACCACGCACATCGAGAGAGGCTGATATGGCACCCATCCGCCGCGATCACGACGTCCCCGAGCCCGATTCTCCGCGCCGCAGCGACGACCTGCACACGCACGCCGACAAGCCAGCCGCGAAGTCGACCCCTGCGCCGCGCGTCGCCGAGCCTGTGTCCGTCCTCACCGGGCTGCTCCCGTCCTCGGCGGCCGTCGGCGACCCGTCCTTCATGCTGCGGGTGGTCGGCACACTCTTCGACGCGACCTCGGTCATCGTGTTCGCGGGCCAGGACGAGGAGACCAACTTCGTCTCCCCCGAGGAGCTGACCACCGGCGTGAACATGCCGCTGTGGCAGGGGCCGGACCCCGCCATCACGGTCCTGGTGCGCACCGGCGGCGTGGACAGCAACACGCTGCTCTTCAACATGACGCCGCCACGCGAGGTGCCGCTCGACCCGGCCTACGCCAGCAAGCCGGTCCCGCTCATGAACCAGATCAGCTAGCTCTCGTTCGCAACCGCTCGACCCGCCGCCGACGACGACGCCTACCACTCCTCCGACGACGACCACCCCGTTCAACCAGTAGCTCGCACCCGAGAGGCACGCTCGGGGACCTTGCTCGCCTCCTGCGAAGGGTCTCCAGGCCAGCTCGCCTCGGTGGCGAAGGAGTGAAGCGTCATGGGCGCATTCGAGTCTGGGCAGTCGTTCCTCGCTGGCGTGCTCGCCAAGCTCCCCGAGAGCCAACGCGCACAGGCCGAGGCGATCTTCAACGCCGCAGAGGCCAAAGAGGCAGTCACCCTCATCGGTGATGGCGCCCTCGGCCGCAGTGACTACAGCCGCCACATGGACGACCTGCGGGGCAAGGAGCAGTCGTTGACCGAGTACTACACGCAGCTGGACGGTTGGTACAAGGACAACCAGCAGGCGCTGGAATCCGCGCGTACCAACGGGCATCGCGCGCCCGACCCGACACCGCCCGCTGACCGCTCCGCCGCGCCCCAGCCCAACTCGACGCTCGACCCGGCCGCCATCCGGCGGATCGCTGAAGAGGCCATCAACGAGGCGGGCCGCGACTACATCGCGGTCTCGGCGTTCCTCGCCACCCAGGGTGGCTGGCACTCGCACGTCTTCGGTGAACCGCTCGACATGACGGAGCTGGTCCAGAACCCGAAGCTCGGACGCCCGATTGTCGGGCAGCCGGGCCGGGTCTACTCGCTCCAGGACGCCTATCAGGAGAAGTACGGCGAGCGCATCCAGGCGAAGAACAAGGAAGTCGAGGAGAAGCGCTTCAACGACGAGGTCGAGAAGCGTCTCGGCCAGCGGACGGCCGCCTCCGCGTCGCAGCCCTTCCCGCTGCGTTCCGAGTCCTCGCCGCTCGACGTGCTCTCGACCAAAGACGGCACCGCCGCGCACACGCTCGATTCCGCAGTCGCGGAGTACGAGCGCCTGGTCGCGGCCAAACAGACCTAACGCCCGCGGCAGGCGTATCCCGCCCGCCACGGTGATCGCAGGAGGCACTCGTGGCAATCCAGCTCGACGAAGTCAACACCACTGTCACGAAGGAAATCGAACCGGGAGTAGTCGACGGCTACTTCAAGGCCGGTCCCTTCATCGCCATGGCGAAAGCCCGTTTCTCCCGGAAGTGGATCGGTCCACAAATCCAGGAGAACTTCATGTACAAGCCGATGAAGGGCGGCGCCTACCGCAAGGGCAGCTCGTTCGACATCACCCGCCGGCAGACCCGCACGGGTCTCCTCTTCGGCCCGCGCTACTACCAGGTCGGCGTCACCGAGTTCCTCGAAGACCTCGAAGTCGAACTGGCCGGCCCGCGCGCGGCCTTCTCCGTCATCCGCACCGACATGGCGCAGGCGTCACTCACGATGTCGGCGATTCTCGAAATCGCCGCCTTCCATCACGGCCAGGCCCTCGCGGGCGATGACCGCTCGATGGAGATCAACGGCATGGAGGAGGCGCTCTGCCGCACCGGCGACACCAGCTGGACCGGCGCCGCGTTCCCCAGCTACGGCGGCCAGACCCGCGTTGACGTCAGCCCCGCGCTCGATCCCCCGGCGGGCCTGATCCCCTCCGATCTCGGCGGCGCCCCGATCTCCTACCGCACCCTGCGCCACAGCTACTTCAGCTGCATCCTCGGCAACGAGGCGCCGACGATCGCCATCACCACGAACCGCTGCATGGGCTTCATCGCCGAGAACTTCCTGCCGCACCAGATCATCGACACCACCCAGCCCGAGATCAACTGGCCGGGCATGAAGTTCGACAAGGCGACGATCACGATGTCGCAGTACTGCCCCGGCGCCGACGGCGTCAACGACGACGACCTGGGCAACTACTACGCGCCGTTCGAGACCTTCTGGTGGCTGAACTTCGGTCCCCAGGGCGACGACGCCTACATCCGGCTCTACATCGCGCAGTCGCGCAAGTTCGCCTTCGGCTTCACCGGCTTCAAGGGTGCGCGGCAGGACAACCAGGTCGCCGGGCAGATCCTCTTCGCGGGCAACCTCACGGTCAAAGCCCTTCGGCTCTCTCGGGTCCTGAAGGGGATCGGCAGCTAACCCGCTCATTCACAGAAACGAGCTGAAGGAGAAGAGTCATGCCCAGCATCTTCGAGCAGAACGCCGTCTACCTCCAGTCGGGTGATCCGACCAAGGAGGACACCCCGACCCTGGCGCAGCCCGGCACGCTCGGTGCCCGCTTCACCATGCAGCACCCGACGGGTCGCGGCACCCCGGCCGCCCCGCCACGCGCCAAGCGCTTCCAGGTCGTCCGCATCGACCCGGCGACCGTCGCCGCGCCCAAGACCGGCCAGCCGGTCTACTGGACCGACCGCGCCAACTACCTGGTCGGCACCGCGGGCGGCACCGCCCTCAACCAGGTCGCGGGCGTGATCGGGGTCGTCGCCCCGCAGAAGGGCAACTACACCTGCATCCAGTTCGGCGGGCCGTGCCCCGTGCGCGCGTCCGATGCCAACGTCGCGGCTGCCGTCGTGGGCGACTCGGTCCTCGGTGGCGCGACCGACCTGGGCGTCCTCCTGGCGGCGGGCACCGCCCCGACCACCCAGCCGCTCGGCACCGTCGCCGGGCCGACCAAGGTGACCGACGTCACCGGCGGCACTGGCAACCAGAAGGTCCTGGTCGACCTCAACCTGCCGGACATGATCTAAGGCGGCAGCCGGATAGGAGACGCACAACATGACCGGGACGATCGACAAGACGAACCTGCAGTATCACGACAGCAGCGCGGCGCGCATCCGCAAGATCGGCGGCTACGTCGGCCCGGCCAGCTACGTCAGTGGCGGGGACCCGATCGCGGCTGCCGACCTCGGCATGGGGCGCGTCGAGCTGATGCTGTTCACGCCCGCGACCAACGGCACCCTCTACAGCTATCCGGTGTGGGTGCCAACACCGACCGGCGGCGTCATCAAGTGGCTGGTCGGCACGACCGGGGTCGAGGTCGCGGGCGGCGTGAACCTCTCCGCCTACACCGCGCGCTTCGAGGCGATCGGCAAGTAGCCAGTAGCCCGTCCCATGGCTGAAGACTTCGGGTATTGCTGGCGGACGGTGCGGCTGTATTGTCCAGCCGCGCCGACCTTCCTTGCCCGCGAGTGGGTGAACGCCGCCTACAAGCAGCTGGCCGCCTATCGCCACTGGGGCTTCCTGCGCGGGGAGCTGGTCGTCAACCCGTTGCCGGCCGACCTCTACCTCGTCACGCCGGCCGACTTCGGTAGCTTCAAGGTCATCGTCGACAAGACGCGCCAGGTCCGCATCGGCTTCAACCACTCGCTCGACGACCTGGCGAAAGCCGACCCGGGCGGCACGAATACCGGGCAGGTCATGGCGCTCGTGGCCTCGACCCCAGACCCGGTCACCGGCCGCGCGCGCTATCTCTACTACCCGCACGGCAGCAGCTCCACCCTGACCGTGGTCTACAACCGCCAGGCTGACCGCCTGACCGACACTTCGATCTTGCCGGGGGTGCTCGCCAACGGTGCCGAGGTGCTCGTCGCCGGAGCACTGGCCCAGGCGGGTTTGTGGCCGGGCACCCCCGACAAGCCGAACCCCTACTTCAACGCGGGGCTGGCCCAGGCGAAAGCGCAGGAGTTCCGCCTCGGGCTCCAGGCGCTCAGCCTCCGCGACGACGAGCAATATCCCGACGACCTCTGGGACAGCTGGCCGGAAGAGTGCGGCTGCCTCGACTCAGGGGATATCCGGACCACTGATGCCAGCGCTGCAGGCTACTGGTGACACGACAAGAGAGGATCTTATGGGTGACCTCAAGACGTTCTGGGACAACCCCGGTATGCCGCAATCGACCGACCTCGGCGGCGACGGTGTGACCGGCTCCGGCTCCGACCCGCAGGTCTCCTACGAGGGAGAGGCGGCGGTCAAGCCGTTCTGGCCGAACCCCACGGTGCCGACCCCTGGTGGCGAGGAGACGCCGAACTCGGTCAGCGGCCTGCCGCAGGCGCCGAACCGCTTCGAGCCGACCGCCACCCCGCCCGAGCCGCCGTCGCTCAAGGACCGCAACCCGGGCACCATCGACGAGCAATAGGAGGCGGGTGTGGTCAAGACCTACCAGATCGCCCTGGCCGCCGGGGTGAAGCGGCTGTCGGACCCCTTCCTCGGGGACGAGTCGCTGAACATCCCCTTCCGCCAGCTGCTCCTTCAGTCGGTGGGCGCCGACGCCTTCCTCGGCAACACCAACACGGTGACGACCGGGACGGGCTTCAAGATCACCGCGGCCGCCGCACCGCTCACCATCGGGCCATTCAGCACAGGCCCGGTGAAGCTCAGCGACTTCTACGCGGTCGGGGCGGGGGCGACCCTCACGATTCTCGGGGTGCCGTTCTAGCCATGGCGGTGCGCCGCTACCAGCTGCCGCTTGCGAGCACGACGATCCCCGTGCGGCTGTCGGACGTGTATGGCAGCGGGGTCGGCGTGGTCGATGCTGCCGCCGACATCCCGTATCGCGAGCTGACGTTTGTCGCCAGCGCCGGTGCCCTGATCGGGGGGCTCCCGCCCCCGCCCCCACCCTCCGGCCCCGCGCCCTCCTACGCCGACTACCAGGCGCGCGTCGCGGCCGACGGGGCGATCTCCTACTGGCCGCTCAGCGAGACCAGCGGGCTGACCGCGGCGGACAAGAAGGGCGTGCGGCCGGGCACGATCTCTGGCGGCGTAACCCTCGGTGTCGCGGGCATCACCCCCGGCACCACCGGCATGGCGTTCGACGGCACCGGCCTCATCCAGGCAGCGCCGCTGCCGCAGCTCCCCCCAGCCTTCACGCAAGAGGTGTGGTTGTGGCTCTCGGCGGTGCCGTCCGCCGCGACCAAGATCGTCGCCTTTGGCCGGGATGCGTTCGGGGAGGTGCCGACGAGTCTGGATGTGTTTCCCTCAGGGTCGGAGGCAACCCTCCGGTTCATCATCT